GATCGTCGCCTGCGCCACGAGATTGTATTTCTCGCCATACATGTAGACGTACGGCTCCAGCCCGTCGCACCAGCCGTTGGCGAGGATGAAGACCTCGGCATTGCGCTTGTTGCCCTTGTCCCACTTGGCATAGAAGGCGCGCTGGCCCTTGGTCTTGCCAACGCCATACAAGGTTCCGACCGGCACGTCGCCGCCAAACTGGATTTCGCCCTGGACGGCCGTGTGCTTCTGCTTGCCCTGTTTCTGCTGGGTGAGCTTGCCCACAGCAAACTTCGCGCCGAAGGCGAGCGCGCCGCCGATAAGGCTGGTGGCAAGCGTAGAGCCGCCGAACAGCGCACCGGCGATTGCCGTGGCGATTCCTGTAAAGATTGCCATGCTGAATTATCCGAGATGAAAGGCGGCAATGACGTCAGCAAGGCCGTGATCGCTGCGGCCGCGCTCGGTCTTGGTGACGAAACGGGCGCCAAGGCAGACGCCGACGTGCTCGGCGCCGTCTGTAAGACGCAGGATGACGAGATCGCCGAGCCGCGCTTCTGCGCCGCCCTTCGGCTGCTGGCCGAGCTCGGCCGCGAAGAAGCTCACCAGCGACGTGTGCCCCCGCCGGCGCAGCGCCCGCTGCGCACCGGCAAGCGTGCGGTAGGCGCTACGGTACGTGCCGGCGACGGCCGAGCCCGTCAGCGCATCGACGAAGGCGCAGCCAAGCATGAAGCAATCGGCCGATCCATAGGCATAGGGTTTCGCAAGCTCACGCGTAAGCGTGGCTTCGACGATGCGGAAGCGGTTCATGGGGACCTATCAGGATTCGACATTTTCGACTGGGGATGCTTATCTCCCGCAACTTTTAGGAGATAAAGCATGGCGAAGACCGAGCAGGCCATTGGGGCCGGAGTAGCAGCGCAAGCATTGGCGGCTGCTGCGCTGGAAATGCTGCTCTGGTTAGGGCACGACGACGTTATTGAGGAAGTCAAGTCGATTGCGTTGCATACTGTGAACCGGTCCATCGACGAAGCATCGAACATAGACAAGGATCGCGCGAAAGATCACGCCCGCCACGCCTTGTTGGCACTCGTTGAAACCATTAAGTTGAAGCAGGCGACGGACAAAACACGGCAGGATCGATTGTCATAACAACAGAGCCGTTGACCTCCCGATAGCTGTGGCCAATCGAAGAGGCTATCGTGTTCAGTCTTTGGTGGCGTCTCCGGGACATTCGTGCGGCGCACGCCCTGAGGACTTGTAATCTAATGCTATTACGTTTTTCATCGAAGGAACTCCTATCGGCTCACCTGCCCCCATTCCTCGGGGATGGTCGCATTCGTAGCCACGTGCTCGAGGCCCGTGTCGGTCGGGTCATTGTCGAACTGCTGCTCGGCTTGCGAGCGCTTGACGCCGGTCGAGCCCCGCGCCGACCGTCCGGGCGGTTGCAGATCGATCATCATCGTCAGCGTTCGTTCGGAACCGGAGACCGCACCCTCGTTGTAGCGCACCTGGTCGATCTCGTAGATGGTGGAGGCGAGAATCCCGAGGACCGCGTCCGTTTCGGGATCTCCCGCCAGATGGGAGATGATCATCGGAGCATTTTGATAGTTATATTGCTCAATCTGAGAGACTGCGTCCTCGGGGTTGCTAACTGGGATGTTTGAGAAGACGATGGTGCGCGTGGTGACGGCCACGCCGACGGCGCTGACCAGGTCGCCCGGCTCCAGAAACCGGTTCGGAAGATAGGTCAGACCGTTATAGGTGTAGGGCCTCCCACCACGATGGTAGCCGACGGTCTTGCCGGGTAAATCGAAGCGGATGAGGTCGAGCCGTGCAAGGCGGCCGGTCTCGAGCGCACTCTCGACAGCTGGATCCAACACACTCATGAGAAAAACATCTCCGTAGCGGAAAATGAGGCTTCGCGACCCGCCCACGATTTCGGTGCCGCCACACTGCCCGGATCAATACTCATGACACACGACGGCTTCTCGAGATGGACTGTCGCCGACGTAGTGAAATGCTGGGTGTCCAAACTAAACATGATCGAGAGCGTGACCACGCCGCTAGCGTTCGCCGTGGCGTTCTCGACGATCCGATGAAGGGATCGGATCAACACCGACTTCCGCAACTCGACATAGTCTCCGGATGATAGCTTGAAACCAGCCGGCAGACCTGAGACGACGATGGTTCTGCTGTTAGTAATGGACTGCAGAACCGCGCCGCCATTGAATGCCCCTCCCCCTGCTTTCGTGCCGGAGAGAGGTTTCCCGTTGTTGTGCGCGATTGGGCGTGGCCGGAACAGGTCGTATCCGAGAAATGGTGCACCTCGCGAACTCGACTTCATCACGAAGGCATCAAACAGTCCGTAAAAGGCTGGCGTCATCCAGTTCGTGGTGTATTGCGCCTTCCAGAAAGGCGTGCCGGCGGCCTGCTCTTCGGAACGCCGGCCCTCCATCATCGAAACGTCCGTCGGATTGATGGGATCAAACTGGCAGTCTCGCCAAGGCAGCGTCGGCAACAGAATCGGATCAGGCATGTTGGTTGCAATCCAGGGTAATGGCCGCAATATGCAGCGGTAGGGAATTAGGGAGCGGAATCAGTGCGGACAATCGATTTCAGCGGGACAACCCAGCAGGTGTTTCAGCTCTTGGCCGATGAACACAGCAAGCTGGTCAAGCAAGTATCGGACCTGGAATTCAGGGCGAATGCCCATCGCTTTATGTTTATGTTTGTTGCAAGCGCTTTATCGAACATCGATGAATCTCAGTACGAGGCGCTGATGGCCATGACAGAGAACGCCCGTAAATCGAACATCAACTCAGCGGAGAAATTCGCGGGTGATCCGAAATTGACACCCGAGCAGCGGTCCGGTGCACGACGTGCCTTCGAGGTAATGGCGCAGGAAATGGAGGAATTCCTCACATCAATGAGGAAGGCTAAGAGCGGCGAAAGCAACTTCACCGTGATCCAAGGCGGGAAATCCATCGAAGATTAGCGGTCTTCGCCGTTTTGGTAGATGTTTGCCTTCGCCGCGTCATACTGTTTTATGGTCTCGACGGAGACGCCTCGGCTCTCCGACCGAATGACGGGCCTGAACATCGGCCCCTCCTCAGCAATCACCCGAAGGATGATCTCGCGCGGCCCATTCTGATTTAGCTGACCGTCCGATGGCGCCACGTTGCCATTACCCGGTCGTTGAAGGCGATGGTTCGGAATGACCTCCTCGCCACCCTTGAAACGGACGAGCTCCGGCCCCTTTTCACCAACCCATGCGACGCCAGGACGAGCGGAGCTCGTTCCGCTCGCATACCCACGCAGCCCAGCCCATGGGTCCACCTTTGAGCCACCGCCGAAGAGCCAACTGAGGAGTCCTCCTCCGCCAGCCCCTGCGCCGCTGACCTGAAACACGGCATCGAGGACGTCGTTCAGCAGCTTGTCGGCGATGCGGTCAAGCACCCCCAAAGCCGCGTCGCCGAAAGACTCCCATACCGATTTGCCGTTCTCAATTCCCGCGAAGAAGTCATCGAAGAAGCCTCCGGTTACTTCTTTAGCAAAATCGAGCGCGACACCCATCTGGCGGGTCTCTTCCTCGATCGAGGCCATGACCTGCGCAAGTGACGATAGCTCGCTCTTCTGGGCATCCGTGAGCGAAATGCCGCGCTGCTGGGCTTCATTCAGGAGCTGCGTCTCGTAGCGGAGCACGGCTGCCGCCTGCTCCGTGAGCCCGATAGCATCACGCTCCGCCTCAAGCGCCGCGATCTGGCGCTCGGCGCCGGCCACGATGTCGGCGTACTTCTCCTGCTCGCTCTTGCCGCCGGTGCGCTTCTTCGACTTCTCGTCGACTTTGCCCATCCAGTCCGCTAACTCGCGAACCTTGCCAGCAGCTTCGGAGGCTCTCTTGCCGACGTACTCATAGGTCGCACCGAGATAATCTGTGGACAGGTCCTTCTGTAGCTGCTTATTCCGACCCTTGGCCGCGATTGAAAGCCTCTTTGCCGCGTCATTCTCTATTTCATTGATCCGCTGAACCCCGATAAGATTTCCTTCTGCGGGCAGCGTGTTTGGGTCCATTCCAGCGCCAACCGCGCCGCCTGTCTTGATCAACGTTCTGGCAGAGTTGATTATCTTATTCAGCCCAGCCACACTTGCGTCAGAAATTGCGTTGACGGCGCGAATTACTGTGTTCGCAGCGCCGATTGCTGCCGCACCGATCACGTCTGGAAACTGTTTCCATAAGAACTCTATGTCGTGATAGGCACCGACGAACGCGCCGACGATGTAGTTCACACCGTCCTTGGCGGCCTTCACGATGTCGAACCCGAGTATTTGCTCGAGTTCGTCACGGAAAATGTTTGCGGCGGCGACGGCTGCGGCTATGCCAGCCGCAAAGGCAACCGCCGGATTGGCTAAGGCAAAAGCCCCCGCCACGATACCGAGCTGCACAACAAGGCGCCCGAGGAGCGCGATCAACGAGATGATGCCGCCAATGATGGCTGGCGCATACAATAGGGCGAGAGCGGCAGCCGCCGCGACGGCGTAGGGCGCAACGGTATCGAGAACATCCGCCAGGGCCATCAGCGCCGATTGCGCCAGCTTTGTCCAATCTACCATCTGCAGGCCAGCGGCCGCCAGCGCGACGATGCCGATCGTCAAGAGGCTAACGGGAGAGAGCACCGACAAGAAGGCTGCGCCCAATCCCTGAACTGGTTTCTCCATAGAAGAAAGGACCGCGGCCAGTTGCGTACCCTGCTGAAGAGCAATTTGCAGCGGACCCATCCCCATTTGCGCGCTAACAGCAATGTCCTGGAACTGAGCGGCTATATTTCCAAGATTTCCGCGCGATGATGCCCGGTTCTGATTGGCGGCCCGGTTCATCATCTCGATCTGCTTCGACGCTAACGCCGCAGCTGCACCTTCTGAAGCATAAGCCTTGGCGGCGGCCGCCGCGGCTCCGGTCACACCGCGATTGGCACCCGACAGCCCGTTGGCGGCCGCCTCGGCGCGTGCTGCAGCACCGGTCAATTGAGTGAGGGCTTGCGTACCCTTCTCGACGGATCCGCTCTCGACCTGAAGCCCAAGCGTGGCGACATCTGCCATGGCTTTTCCTTTTCTAAGAACGTGCGCTATCGTCCTGCCGATTCAATCGGAGGATGATCCATGCGCTTGATTGCCAGTTTCGTTTTGTGTGTCGCTTTAGCGGGTGGCCAGGCGTTTGCGGCATGTAACGCCGAGTTGCTTTCGATTGACGATTGGTCAATCCGGCCCGTAGACGATACGACCAACGAGCTGAAGGTGACAATCGAGTCGCACGCGCAAAAGCCCATCAGGATGCTCGATGCTCAATACGGGTTCCGTGATGCTCTCGGCGGCCACATCACCGCTGCGGCGATCGACCGAGACCTCAAAATCGCAGCCGGCGATTCTGCGACAATGAAGGGGTTTTGGGGCCCGTACACTTTTGAGCGCCTGTTGACACTGAAACGCGAGGAAGTCACTCCCTACTCTTGCGTTCGCGCCGTCCTCTACGAAGACGGCACCAAGGAAGAGTTCAAGTAATGGGAGGCGGACGCAGCCGCTTCTCTCTTGGCCAGCCAAAGATATGGCGGTTGTGCAACTCGAAATAGTCCTCGACTTCCACTCTCGCCCATGTTTCATTTTTATGGGTGTCACATTTGAGAGGGGACCATGGGCAGTGGGTTATTTTGGTCGCTTGTCTTGGCGGCGGCCGCCGCAGCAGTTTACTTCTTCCAGAAGGCAAACACATCCAGCGCTCTGACGCAGCAATCACCAACTATCTCACCGTCGTCCGAGTGGGAGCTCTCGGAAAACGGCAATCCCACGCAGATTTACAAAGGGAAACGCATTACCGTCTTCGAAGCGGATAGTGGCTGGAAGTATTGTATCGCACATCCAGAAGATCGACGGGAGCCTTACTTCTCCGAAGCTTACGAGACACTCGACATTGCACAAAGCGAGGCCATAAGACACATGGAACGCCTCCCTTCGTTGCACCGTTCGTTGCCGGAGCAACGCCGCGAATTACGGCGCCAAAAGGAGGATGGAGAACGGTCTGCGTTCCTCTCAGGCGAACCTCACGTTATCGCCTCTCTCTCATCTGCTGCAGAATCTGCGACCGACCTATCTGAGCTCCGGAGAGTAGAACGCAAAACAGAAACCCGTCGGCGCTACATCGACCGTGTTGCTGACTCTGTCGAGGTTTATGGCTCGGTCGAGGAAATCGAACGCGCACAAGAATTGACGCGAAAGGTTTCTGCTCTTGCCGACCGCATCCAGATCAGGGTTGCCGAATTCAAGGCCAAGGGGAAAAAACCGCCCGGATCGAAGATACAGGACAGCTAGTTCGCTTCTCTCGCCCGGATCGCCTCCGTCTCTGCCTCAATTTCTATACAGAACCGCGCATCCATTGCCCTGACGAGCGACACCTCTTCGCGGCGGACGATATTGCCTGTCAATTGGCACCATGCGGCAATTTCGAGGTTGGAGATCGGTGCTGGCCCGGAGAACCCCGGCGGTTGCGACTGCCGAAGCTCCCAGAACCAATCCCAGAGGAAGGCGCCGTTATCCGGCACCTCCGCTTCCGGGCTTTCGATCTCAAAGCTCTCGTTGCGCTTGCGCCTGGTCTCACCGTCCGTGTCTCGGACGCTGTCATAGCGCGCGACGATCGCTATGGCTTCGCAGAGCCTTTCGCCAAGCTCTTCGTAAAATTTGCGCGGTCCTCCGAAGCGGTGGCGACCTGGTCATAGATCCAGGCGGCTTCCTCAAGGACCTCGCGCGCCTTTTCGAAAGTGCACTCCGGCTTTTCACCCTTCCAGTTGTGATCGCCCCAGTCCCAGGAGGCGAGGGACGCTGCCGCCTTGTCGAGGTATTCGGCTTCAACCTTGCTGGCGGTGAGCTTCTTTTTCCGGCTGGCGAGGAACTTGTCGCTGTGCTGCCGAACTACCCGCTTTACCGCATCGCTCTCCGCGGAGCGGATCATGAAACGAATACCTACGAACTCATCGGTATCCGGGCCGGTGAGGTTGAGCTCGAAGAGATCTTCAGAATTGACGAGTTTGGAGATATCCAAGGGTCACCTATCGATTACGGGATTACAGTGGGATTGACACGGATCGGCAGTTGGTTGAGGCCGATCGTGAAGCGCTCGAGTTCGAAGTCGTCGGAGCCGCCGCCAGGATAAAGCGGGCCGGACACGACGCCGCGGCTGTAGAAGATCGTGTTCGTGAACCCCTCGCCGCCATCGTTGCGCTCGACCTTGATTGCCATGTTGTCGAGGTTCAGAGGATTGCCGAAGGTCCGCAGGATGACTTGGCCGGCATCGTCATGTACCGAGGCGACCTCGATCTGTGGATCACCGGCGTTCGCCGTGCCCTTCTGTTTTTGGGTCACCGGCTCATCAAGCGTGTTGTAGCTGTTCATCGTCGACTCGGCGCCGAAATCACCGATATTGCCGACTTTGCCAACCTGCACCCAGGTTAGCGCCGCATAAGCGGACTCGATGAGATCGGTATTCTGGGCAGTGGCGCAAACATACACCTTGCTGCCCTTCTTCGTTGCCTTGTTTGCCATGTCAGTTCTCCGGTTCGAAGGCGATGTATGGAATGGTGACGGGGATCTGTACCCGTTCACCCTCTTGGAGCGGGCCAGCCGCCCACGGCTCGCTGCTGATCGTGATCTTCACGCCAGAGGCGAATAGGGATCGGTTCTTGAAATGATTGATCACCTGGTCAGCGATATCGAGAGCGCCGATGATCCCTTGCCCGACCGGCCAAACGACTGAGACCTGAAATAGTCCGCGCTTCTGTTGCGGGTCGTTGGCCATGGTGATCTGACGTGTCTGGTTGGGCAGGAACGCCAATCGAAGGTATTTCGGCGGCAGCGGCTGCCCTGCCGCCGGAAACAGGACGTTCGGCGCGGCTATCGGCAGCACACCGGGCATCGCTATGAGGCGGTCAGTCACCGCCTTGAAGATGATTGCGTCGGTGCCTGCCGCCATGTATCCGTTACCTATGTCTGAGAAGCCGCCTCTCACTGACGATCAGGTCTAGGAGCGCATCCATGCGGCCTTGCTCGCGTTGGGGCGCGAGAAAGCAGCTACGGTTCGGGGCGAAACTAGTTTAAAAGCTGCACGGAAGGCTCTGACATTGCTGCAGCTTGGCCTTCTGTCGGCGATCGAGCAAAGCAGCGACAAGAACCGAGCCGTCAAAGCCCCAGACGAGCCTTCAGCTCCGCCGCCTTCCGATCTACAATGATGGGCCAGTTCTGAGCTGCAAGCCTAACGAAGCCGTCAGCCGGCTGGCCGTTAGCTCCGTACTCCCGGTGCCCGGCATATGAAGCGGTGTATCCGAAATAGAGTGTATCCCCGATGCCCGCTCCAGCGATTACCGCTTCGATCTGAGCAAAGTCTGGCGCGTAGGTACTTCCTTCTGCAGGACTGGCGCCGGCGTTGATCGCGGGCATGGCGGTCGAGGACGCGAGCAGTGATGCCCGGAGAAATCCGGTGTCCACGCGCATACGGCCGCCCTGCCCGACCGGCTTCTGCATTTCTTCGACGACCTCCTGTGCCGACTCCTTGAAGATAGCTTCGACTGCACCCTCGACCTTGTCGGCCCACTGCGCCACGGCAGCGCTAAAAGAGAGTGTTGCCATCAGACGACCTCAGCACGGTACCGGCGAACGACCGCGCCGATGTGATCCACCTTGTATTCGAGCCGGCATCGGCAGCCGGAAATCTCCGATATTGGTGCGCGCGGGTCGCCCGGGAACCGGAGACGCGCACCCGACGGGCTCTGAAACACCTCATCCATCGAGACACTCTCGCCGTTGAGGACACGATGGGTGTGCCGCACACGGCTGTCGCCGGCGGACCGCCATACCTTCGTGACATCCTGTGCTTGGACCTTGCCGGCCTCGATCTGCTGCCGCATTGCCTCGTCGCGGGCGGAGCTGAGCGCCATCATGGTTTCGGTGCGCCCCAGCATCTCGCCGCGGAGAAGCAGGTTCTTGTCGCGCAGCCGGCCGACTATCTTGGTGAGCGTCTCGCCCGTCACCGGCTTGCCCGCTCTGATCGCGGCAACAACGGTCCGGTCGAAACGCTTGTCGCGCGTCTTGAGCTCGAAATACCGGTTCATCAGTTCCGGGTCGCCGGACGCCAGATGAACGCGGGCGCGCTCGATGAACTCGATCTGGTACCGGGTAAGACCGATCACTCCGCCCTCTCGGCGGCCGGTGACGCGGCTCTGCCGGCCGACGACGTCGAGGGCCGTTGATCTCGGATTGGCGCCGCGAGCAAGACCCTGCTCCAGCGCCTGGCGGATGCCCTGCTGCTGGTCATCGGTGATGTGCGTGACCATCGTCGAGGACAGGTCCCGCAAAATTGCCTCAGCAACAGGATTGCGGACGCCGAAGCGCCAGATGACGCGGTTGCCCTGCGGGTCCATGACCTTCGGCAACTCGCCGACAGCATTGGTGCCGCCGGCGTTGAATGCCTCCTGCAGCGCGATTTCAAGCGCGGAGAACGCCTCGGGCTCGATTTGCATGGCCTCAACAGCACCGTTAACGTCACCACGATCGAGACGCTCGACCACGCGGGCGAGAACAGCCGTCGACTTGATCGTCTCGATCGCTTCTCGAAATGCCGCGGCAAGGCGCGGCTCATAGGTGGACAGCAACTCGTCCAATGTCATGCGGTTGCCTTTCGCAGAACTGCTTCCAAGTACCTAATGCCAACCTGCAGGCGGAGTAATGGCCGCTTCTTGGCTCCCGAAATTGCTCAGCGAGACGTGCCAGCCATGCTATAGAAGGCTCCGCTAATACACTGAGGCTGGCTCAATGAAGAAGTACTCGGCTCCGATCATCGTCGGTACCGCGTTACTCATCCTGGTCTGCGTCTACGTCTACATGTTTGTTGCCTACCAGCCGTGAGATCAGGTTGTGCATCGCGGGGTGGTCCTTCGAGAAGGACCAGGCGCTGGCAAAACGCATACTCACTGTGCCAGTCTCCCATGCACGATGAAAACCACCGGCGTGATGCCGTCATATTTGTTGGGGTCGCCAGCAACGATGGCGTAATCCGAGCTGTTGGCGGTGACGACGTCGCCGACAGTCGGCTCGGTCGGCAGACCGACCGCGGAGATGTAAATCTGCATGTCGCCGGTCTGGATGACCGTGCCGTCGACGTAGCGGGCCTCGTAGGCCATCGGGACCAGCGTGGCCGGGTAGGACGTCACAACCGGCTCGCCGCCGTAGACAGGATCCGGTGGCGTCACGCGCTTCACTGTACCGGCTTGCCCATACTTGCCGATGAGGCGCTGCGCCGTCGCTTGCAGGCGTGCATAGATCGGGTTCGCCATCCTCCGCCCTTTCTTTTCGAGAGCTCAGCCATATTTACGCCTTCATGCCGCAAGGCTCTTTTGTCAAGGATCGGGGGACATGTCCGCCGCAATCAGCATCCTCGTCACAATTCTTTTCGTCGTCGTGGTGCTCTATCTCGTGCAGAAGCTTCCGATCGACTCTACGATGAAGCAGATGGCTCAGATGGTCGTTCTAATCGTCGGTGCAGTTTCGTTGCTCATCTCTCTGGGCGTATTCTGACCGGCATAGCTACACCACCAATGCACCCGGCCAGACTCGCGTCAGGAACGGCCAGAGGAGCCCGTAGATCGTGGTGACGACAGGCGTGGCGAGCGCGACGACATCGTCGATATCCGTTGAAGAAGAGGTTGAATACTCGACCTCAAGCTGTCCGATTTTCTCGCGCTTCACCGTCTGGGTGCCGGTCACCACTGGCGAAAGGCTGCCGGGGTTCGTAAACTCAAGGAAAGCCGCCTCGTAGGAAGCGTTGACGATGGCGACCGGAATCTCGTTCAAAGGGATCGCCTCGCCGTAGTACGTGGTGGCGCCGGTACGCGGCCATGCGCGCTCTTGGGCACACCCGCCGGTGCGCCGGCCGCTGAACTTCGGCTCATACCGATCGATCACCAGAGAACCGCGCTGACGTGCGGCGGTCTTCTGGGCATCGGTCGTGCCATCGGGAAAGACATAGCCGGCTTCGGTTGCGTACGCCGTGAAGCCGTCGTTCGTGCCGTATCCAGCCATGTCAATCTCCGATGGAATAGAACCCGGCGCTTAGGCGCCGGGCTTGGTTGCCAGATCTTCGAGGGCGGCGATGATCTCGTCCTTGGTGGACGGCGTCTTTTCGCCGAGCAGCTTCTTGGCGGCCGACTTGAAGGACATGAACTGCACGTTCTGGTCCTTCGCCATTTCGAGCACTTCGAGTGCCGTCTTCGGACCGTCGCCGTCCTGGTTGCTTGCAGCCTTGGAGACGCCCTCGATCTTGAGGAAGCGAAGGCGCTTGGCCTTTTCGAGATCGACACCTTCGAGATCGACGTCGCGGGTCTCGCCCGGTGGGATGTAAACCGCCCGCCCATTGGAGCGGACGCCCTGCAGCGCCTTGCTGTTGTTGGTGACCTTCATGACTGATCCTCTGGTTACGGAGCGGTGATTTCGTCGCCGTAGGCGGCAGCACCGGGCAGGCGCCATTCGGTACCGCCGGTACGGGCGATGATGCCGGTCTCGAAGCCCATGATGGACTTCTGGCGCGGCTGGAGGACGCGGCGTGGCATTGGCAGGTGGAAGCGGAGAACTTCCGAATCCCGGCGATACACGACCATGCGGCCGCCGCCGTCCTGGGAGGCATTCGCGAGCTCGCGCAGCGGCTGAATGTCGAGTTGTTGACCGGTTTCCGCCGTGTAGACGTTGTTGCGGCGGATGTATTCCAGAAGCGTCAGGAGACCGTCGCCCTCGCCGAGACGGCGGGTGGCGATGAGGCGAAACGCTTCCGGCGGCAGGCGCAGCGTATCGACCCATTCGACCTCGGAAGTGTTCTCCCGGACGCTGGAGATCAGGTCGTTGATGTCCCGGAGGATCTGGTCGTTGGACTTCGCCGACCAGAAGGTCGAAGAACCCGTGCCATCCGCGGCAACGTCGACACGCGAGACCTGCGGGTCGTTGACGAAGCCGGTCCAGTTCTTCTCGGTCGTGCCCACCATGGCAACCGAGTTGAGCAGGCGCTCGACCTTGTCCGAAGCCGACATGGCCTTGGTGCCGTTCAGGTCGATGCCGTAAAGGGCAGCCTGATTGACCTCCTCGAGGTTCCACTCCCAGCCGGAGCCGATCATCGCGAAGTCATGGCTGGCCATGTCCTTCGTAGCCTGGTTGAACGGCATGTCGGTACCGGCGCCTGAGAGGAACTTAGCCTCGCCGGCGGTATCAACGGTGAAGAAGGTCGTGCCGATCGCCCAGGCGTTCCCTTCCGTCACAACGGGCACGTGTGCGCCGTAATTGAAGGTCGGATAACGCCGCTGGTAGATGCGGGTTTCGATATTGCGCCCCTGCGCGATGACGAAGGGGAACGCGGCCTGTGCATCAGCGAAGGCCTGACGGATGATCTGGTTCATAGTTCAGGGTTCCTTTCGCGAAGCGTTACGCCTGATGGCGCAAGCCAAGGCTGATCTGGACGATGGCGCCGTCGGTGCCCGCTTCTTCGAAGAAGGCATCGGGGATAGCCGGGTTGGCGCCGGCGTTGGCAACGTTCGTGTACCGGCCGCTGGCGGTCAGGTAGTAGACCGGGTCACCGGCAGCGACCGTTGCACCCGCAGTGACGTACATCGTGCCCATCGTCATGAAGGCGCCGGTGAAGTACTGCGGATAGGCATCGGGATTGCTGGTGCTCGGCGGTACCGCGGGATTGAGCACCGCTAGCCCGAGGAAGTCGCCGGTGGACAGGATGGCAACGCCATAAGCCCCGGCACCGCGCTGAGCAGGAGCGCCGAACTTGATGCCAGCCGCGGTCTCGACAGTGCGGCTGACCTTGTTGCACTTCTCTTCGGAAGCGATCTGGCCTGCAAGGCCCTTTGCGGGAGCCGCGCCATAGGTGGTCTGGTAGGTAGCCATTGAAGCGCCTCCTTAGTTGGCCGCTGCAGAGGTCTTGCCGGCCTTCATGTCGGCGACCATCTGGGAATAGGCGTCGGTCACGACCTTGTCGGCGTCGCTGACCTGCGAAAGGCCCTGCTGCACGACTGTGCGGAAGGGATCGGCGCCGTTCTTGCTGGCATCCTCGACGAGCATGTCGAAGCGAGCGTCAATGTAGGCTTCCGACTTGCCGGCGACGGCAGCATCGCCGAGCATGGCTACGACGACAGCCTTGCGGATGGCGGCATCGGACAGGCCTTCGGTCTTCACGTCCTTGGCGATCGCGTGCGCCTTGGTGATGAGATCGGCGCGGGCCTGGACGCGCTTGTCGAGGTCGGCGTCGGAAAGGATCTTGCCTTTCAGAGCATCAATCTCGGCATCCTTCTTCGCCAGCTCGGCATCCTTGGCGACCAAAGCCGTCTGATGTGCCTTTTCAGCGTCGACGAACTTTGCAGCGGACGATTCAAGGTCCTTCTGCAGCTTGGTGATGGCCTGTGCGCCCTGATCGGTCGTCTCGACCGTGAGCCCATCGACCAGAATTTTTCGCAGATCCATCTTCGGTATCCTTTCATCTGCTATCTGGGTGTTGACGGGGCTCACGCCCCACTTCCCCGCACCGTCGCCGATGCGAGCTTCTGATCCGGCGCGGCCGCGCTGCACGATAGCGACGTGGTTGATCCGGATATCTTTCTGAATGGCGTCGTACTTCTCGCCCGCCGGCGTCGTGCCCGGCTCCCATGCGAGATCGCAGGTGTAGCCGGCGGAGAGCTCGCGCTTGCCGCCCTCGATTTCACCGATGGTGGCGCCATCCATGACGATGAGCGGGATGCGGACGAATTCGCCGTCGCGGGCAACCTCGTCGCCGATCTGGCCGACGGAAAGGGCTTTCCAATTATCGGCCGTCACCGCCTCGTCCGGATGGTCGCTCGTCACCGGCTTGTGCGCGTAGCTGCCGAGGCTGGCCTTGTCGAAGACCTGATCCTCGGGCCGGTAGACCTTCACGGTTGCCATTTCCGGCTTGCCGACCTCATGGCCGGCGTAGAGCTGGATGCCAGTGCGGGCGGTGCGCACGTCAGCAACAAGGTAGCCGTCGGCGGTCCGCCGCGTGCCCGCGATCGGTGCTAAGTCAGTGAATTTCATGGTTGCCTCAAAAGAGAAGCCGCCCTAGTGAGGACGGCAATGGCAATTCGAACGAAGCAGCGAGATCAGACCATGGTCCGTTACCAAGACTTCAGCCACGGGCTAGGTTCTGGACGTTCATAACAGTCGTGGAGTTTCGTCGTGACGAAGGTTTTGGTTGCCGCGATGGCATTGGTAATGGTTGGCTTCTGGGGTTCCGTCTGCGTCCTGGTTTACTCGCTACTTGCGTCTTAGTGAGTAGCGGGACCGGTTTCTGTCCGTTATAGTCCTCTCGGCAATGGAGGTTGCCTACGGAGGATTTCATGAGCGACACCGCGTTTGGTTTCCTGTTGGCGGCTGAGTTGTCGGCCTTGTTCTGGGCCGGTCTTTTCCTGGTGATTTTCTCCACCATTTGATCAGCCGCTCGGGTTCACTGCTGCAGATGCCTGTGTGGCTGCCGCGGCGCGCTCTTCCTCATCCGGCTCCTGTTCAGAAAACTTGCCGTACTCCTCGATCGCTGCATCGAGACCGGGCAGCGAGCCGTCTTCGATGAAGGTATTGACGAGAGCGTCGGACACCGCTTCACGCGGGATGATCTCCTGCCCCGTACCGCTTCCGACCAGCTGCCGAGCAGCATCGGCCTTCGTCTTGAAGACGTCAGCCTTTTCCTTCTCCGACATGCCCCATAGAGGCGCCCACTCGTAGTAGATGTCCGGGTCGCGAGAGCCGAGAGCGCTCCGGATCAGGCACTCGTCGAGGCGCGCCATCGCCGGCGTCATCTCGACGGTCTGCATAGCCTGTAAGCGGTCGTAATAGTTGCGCAGGTCGCTTTCGCCGGTGGCGTTCATGCCGGCCGGCGACTGGCCGAGAAGTCTGGTAGCCGGAATGTCCGCGGCGCCGGAGACGATCTGCAGGAACGACATCAGGACTTCTGGCAGCGTGGCGAAGCTGGCCGTCTTCTGCTCGTATTCCTCTTCCTTGTCGAGCAGCAGGTCGCCGTTTATGCCCTTTGCCGTCGCCGCAAGCGTATAGCGCTCGAGGATCTTGGCGCGGTACTCTGCGTTGCCGAGGTTCTGCATGAAATCCGGAATGCGGATCACGTTGACCTTCGCCTCGAAAACGAGGCTGGCAATGTTCGCCGCGGTACCGTCGGCTTGCTTGATTGCATCGACCACCGACAAGAGGACGCTGTCGCCCCAGCCGGCATAGGTGGTCGTTACGATGTCTTCGTCCGGCTGTTGGCTGCCGTTGAAAATGACCAGGCGCGAAGGATGGATCTCCACCTGCGCACCATCTGCCGAGTTCAACTGATAGACCTTCGGCTTGCCATACCATTCCGAAGCCGGGTCACGATCGATCTCGCCGGCCGTGAGGTGGCGGCGGGTCATGACCGTGAGGTATTTCAAGCCGCCCTTCGTGATGCGCTCGACGTCGAGCGGCGCCGTCAGGTCCTTGTCTCCGGTACCGATGACGAGAGCAGCGCCGCCCCAGAGCCGCGCTTTGATGCGGGTCTCCAGCAGCTTGCCCATGACGTTCAGGCGCTTCTCTTCCGCTTCGATCGCCTCGATCTGCGGCTTCTTCGCCTGCCAGTCGCGCCAGGCACGGATGCTGTCGAATGCCGGGATATCGACGATCTTCTTGGGAAGCCACGCGCCGCGGTAGGCGTTGAGCAGCTCCTCGTCGGTGAGCATCGGCATCGAATAGACGTTAGCCGCAGCCTTGTCCCGGCTGGTACCCAGGCTGGCGACCATGTTTGTCAGGCTGTCGCGGACGAACGCGATGATGTTGGCCATGTCCGCTCCTAAACGTTCGTCAGCGTGAAGGACGAACCTCCAAGCATCAGCTCGGTGAGAGCCCAGACCAAGGCGTCGGCCCGATCAGGTGAACCCTCTCCGAGGTATCCAGATGGTGTGAAATTGCACATCTGGTCTTCAAGGTCGGGGAAGTCTCCGACGTGATGAACCTTGCCCTGCTCATACAGCGCGCTGATAGGCTCTGCTCGCACCGCTTTGCCTCGGCTGGCGACAACTTCCTTGAAGGGCGCGGTCTTGTCAGCCGTCGAGACGGTGAAGCGCACCATGTCGCCGCCAAAGTTCCGTTCCCCAATGATCCGGTGCGCCTGGTGGCGATGGTAGAGGTCGACCGCTCGCCTGCCCCATCCTTCTGGCGACAACTGGCAGGTGCCATCCTCAAGAATATAGCCATGCCCATCGATGCCGAGGCCGGCGACGACGATACCGATATCGTCACCCGCGCCATCGCCTCTCGTACCGGAGGGGTCGACGGAAACGACGATGCGCCGCATTTCAGGAGCGCTGGCGACACGCAGGCTGTCTATTCCCGGCATCAGCTTCCCGTCGGGCGCCTTGCGATCCTCAAGAGCCCACAGAGCGCCGCTGACTTCGCTGGCCCATTCTCCGGCCTCAAACCGCAACCTTTTCGCCGCGGACATCGAGGCCAGAACCTCGAAATACTCAGGCGGCAGGTTCTCCGAGTTGTCGGCAGGATTCACCTGCATCTCGGCATAGTCTTCCGGCTTGGCCAGCTTCTCCTTCGTGCCCGGCTTCATCTTCGCCCGGAACATCTGAAAGCTCCAATGGAGCTTAGACGGCGGGTTGCAGTCGAAGTAGGCCTTGAGGGCTAGGTACCTTCTGCCTGTCGCGGCGGCGATCGCTGGAGCGAGTTCGCACTTCTGCGCCAAGCGAGACATCGCCATTTCGACGGATGCCCAAGGGATTTGGCTGCTCTCGTTGAAGTAGAGAGTGGCGTATTCCTGCCCCAGGATCTTCTCGACCCGCTCCTTATCATCGAGGCCGGCTATCCAGATCTGTGATCCGTTCGGCAGCGCGACATAGAAGTCGGTCTTGTCAAACCTCACCCGAACCGACGGGAAGCAGAGGGCCAGAACTTTGGGCAGCGTATCGGACCAGACCGATGTCTTCGCGTGGTTGAACCGAAACCTGAATATGACGTGCCGCGAACCCGGAGCGTTTATCGCTCGCTGGATCAGCGCCCGACAAAGAACGAACGTCTTTCCGGAACGAGACCCGCCGCGGAGCATGATGTTGCGCGCCGGGCCGGCAAGAAGGCGATTAGCCTCTCGCTGTTTCTCCGTTAATCGAGCTACCTGCATGCGTCACAGTTCGGCATCCTCTGGCAAGACATTGAGGCTCATGCTCCCAGAGTGCTCGACACGCTCGATGAACATACCGAGGTGCTTGGCGAGCTTCTCCAAGGCGCTGTTCTTGTCCCAGACCTTAATCTTGTGGACGTGCTCGACCTCACCGTCGCCGATGTTGCGGATCACCACTTCGACCGAAGCGACTGCTGCAGCTGTGTCATCATCCCACTCCTCGGGTCGAAGCAGCCTGCCGTTCGCATCGAACACGCGGCGAAGATCGGAGAAGCCGATACGAGACAGCTCTTTCAGAACACGTTCAACGGTCGCTTCCGCCTTGAGAGCGCCCTTGCCCTGGATTTCGGCTACGCGCTCTTGAATGCTTTCATTTGCATTCAAACGTGCTGCATTTCCCCTGTTGGCTTTGAAGCCGGCGACGACATACGCCTCATCGACTGTATTGCCTTTCGCGCGGGCCTGCGCGAACTTCTCGTGCCGTGCGTTTTTCAGGATGGGCATGAGCTAACCTTGAGGCGACAATGTATTTCCACGTGAGCGAAGAAGACTGCCAGGCTGGTGACGTAATCCAGCCAGGAAAATTCGGCAGAAGCATCATCGAGACCTCTCAACCGTCGATAAAAGTGAACGTGGCCGGCGCACAGATATCCCCACTGGTCCGCAACTTAATGTGGGAATCCGCTCTAGAGGCGAGCAGGATCGCTTGGGTGCCAGACGCCCCCAGCCGAGGGTCCGTCGTTTTCCTCAACGAGACTTTGGCGCTTGCTCAACGTTTTCGCGACAGGTTCAAGCAAAACCGTAGGATCTTCCGCGTCGCTCCTGTCGACGACAACGCCAACCGGCACCGGTGCGACTGCGCAATCTTTGAAGACGTTCCCGAACCGCTTTTCACCCGACTGGCGGAGCGCTGTCGTCTGTATTGGGTTAACCCAGATCCACAGTTCCCTGAGATACTATGGGGAGGCGCCGTCCGGGTTGAGGCCGACGTCGAGTGATTGACGTCCCCACTTCTACCCTTACCGGAGGCCGGTGGCCCTCGAGCATGCGCCACTGTTTAGACGGATTCTTTTTGAACGCTAGAGACCATGGATAAAGCAGTCGAACGGATCGCGATCGCAGTGATCATCGCCTCTGCCTGCACGCAGGCGTGGCTGGTGTTTGCGTTCAGCTGAGCGAGGAAAAGATCAGCAGCCACTGGTATGTCGATCTCCGGACCACCTGATCAAGCCGGTAGCCGTTGGCCGCCCACTCGTTGATGAGCGCTTCCATGCCCGGCAGACCCCCGGGGCCTGAATCGTATTCGACGACGCGATAGGACATGGTGACCTCTTTGTGGGGAGTAGCCCGCCCGTACACTTCGGCGAGCGGCAGCGGGACTTTTTATATGGGAGGGCGTGAGCTAAGCGATGCCCTTTAGCACGTATACCGTGCGCCACTCGCGCTGTCACCATCAACTATGACAGGCCCGGTGAGGGAACTTCACCGGTGTCGCCTTGCTTTGCTCGCATTCATAGATCGTGTTGGGGGATGGATAAAGCAGGCATCGCATTCATGGCACTAATACTCGTCCTCATGTTTCTCGTGATGAGCATCCTCGCAGTCGATCGAACATCGATAGAGGGGCACCCGAATACGCAGGCGCTGGTTCCTACCAGCTACCCCTGATTCGTTGCGGCGACAGGGTTCGACTTGCGGCTCTCCAGCTTATGAAGCTGACGAGTTACCGGGCTGCTCTACGCCGACATTGCGGCTGAAGATCAGCACCCACCGGTAGGTGGTCTTGTAGACGGCCTGGAATAGCTCGTAGCCCTTCGCGCGCCACTCGTTGGCGACACGATCGAGGTCGTCTTCTTCCCCTTCCACTTCCACAAAGCGGTAGTGCATCAGCGGTCTCCTCAAGCGAAAACCCGCCCCTGCGAACAGAGACGGGCTGGTAATGTCAGAACGGAAGGCGGCTAACGGCCTGCCATCCGTGATTCAGCGGGCCGGAAGTTGTCCGATTTCCTCGCGCTCCGGTGCGGCGATCACCCTGTCAGCCTTCTCCTGGGCTTGCGCCGAAGGCTGGTTGCAACAAGCGCCGAAAACAGTCTTTGCGCGCTCGGTGGCTGCGGCTCTTTCTGCACCGCTCAGTTCGTTGTATGGCTCCGTCTCGAAAGAGAATTTGCCGGAATCGAATGCCTCCCCTTTGGATTGTTGGGCGACCATGGACCACATGGCCGATGTAGTCATGTCTTTTTGCCCGTAGGCGCTGAGGCCGGTCAGCAAGGCGGCAAGCTGGGCGCCTCTCAGATTTCCCTGTTCAGTCAGATGCACCGCTTCGTTCAGCCAATCCTTGTAAACGGCGGGATCGACGTCGAAGGCCTTGTTGGCAAGCTTGGCTTCGGCCCGGGCGGCATCTACGGCGCGGAAATCCTCGAACAAGACAATGCCCTTGGCATTGACATCCCCCGCGGCCGCGGCTTCGCGCATCAAATCGCCGGAATTGCGGATGTCTTCCGCGGTGACACCGCTGCACTGCACCTCCATCGTGCGAATCTTGAAAGCGGTGGCGGCGACAAGATCTTCGAAGTTCCTGTCGCCGCTTTTTTCCAGTTTTGCGGCATCGGCCAGATCCTGGTCGTGATGGCTCCGAGATTCGAAATAGTCGGCGCATACCCGCGCCAGAATCGCTGCGCCGTAGGCGGGATGCCCCCCGTAATCCTTGGCCTGCAATGCATATTGCGCCGGATCCAACAGATCAAATCGAACGGGAGCTTGAGGGTCGGCAGCCAACTCCTCATTGTTGGATATGAGGATCTGATTCGGGATCGCAGGAGATTGCTGCTGGGAAATCTGTGGCAACACCTCGGCCGTTGCTGCAATTCCATCCGACTGGACCGCCAAAGCTGTAAGCGATACGAGAAGGACGCGCAGCAATTTCTTTTTGCCTGTTGCCTTTGAGTCGTAGATCGGCATTTTTTTATCCTTGGATTTTGACGCCAGCCCACTGCTTTCAATGGGCCGGCCGAAGATTCGAACGGGCAAATGCAATTCAAGATTTCACGTCGGCAGCCAGTTCCTTGGCGTAGGCGGACATATCCCTGCCGTCATCGTTGAAGGTAACCAGCTTCTTCTCAGCGGCCGCTTGCGCACGGGCCCTGCTATCCCAGAGTTCGTCGCAGAGTATGGACTGCGTGCGGGTCGAGCAGCCGTTTCTGCGCCATTCGCTCGACCAATACGCCGCATCGTTCAAGGCGCGCGCGATATCGCGGTAATTCTTCTCCATGGCCAGAAATGCGTTATTTACTTTTGTCTTGTCGTCGACGATTTCGTCGTAGTTCGGCTTATCGGTCCTTTTCGCCTTGTCGATGGCATTGTGCGCAGCAGACATTTCGGAATCGGTCTTTTTGAGAGTCGCCTGCGTCGCCCATCCGCAGGCGCTGGCGGCGGCGGCCACGCTCCCGGACTTGACGATTGCCTTGATGTGCGACGCAGCTCCAGGCCCGTCGGCCGGCTTCCACGTGGCTACAACGGCGGCAGCGGTAGAGCCGCAAAGATTAGTGAACACAGCCTTGGTAAAGGCGCCATTGCTTTCTCCGGTTGCCACGGTAATGATGATATTGACCACGCCAACCGCGCTCCAGCCAGCCCAGCCGCGCCAATCGAAATATTCCTTGATCAGATTTGCGGTGGTCCAAATACCGCTCAGGATCTGGCCATTGTCCGGCGTGACAGCATGCGCCGGCCCTGCCAGCAAGCTGCCCGACAATAGCCAGGCACAGGCGATTTTTGAAAGCTTCCTCGGTGATTTTTGCTTATTCATGTTTTTATGTCGCGCTTCGTTTTGAGTCGGCGAATTAACCGAAAAGTTCATGCTGGGTTGGCGGATGTGGTGCCCTTGCCGGGCATACTCGTAGGCTAAATCGTATTCCACGACGCGGTAGCACATGGTGACCTGTTTCTGTGCGAGTAGCACCGATCGGTTCGCTTTTTCGAGGGGTGCCGGGACTAGTTACATGGGAGGCGGCTGGCTGAATGCTGCCTTCCAATCGCCTTGTACAATACGCCACTCGCGGCTGGCCACCTTGATTGAAGGCTTTTGTCCAACATTACTGTTATTTCATGTGAGGCAGCAGGCCCGGGAATTGAACCCGGTCTTTCGTGGTTATGGAGCCACGCGGCTTACCAGTTGCCTGCCTGCTGAAAGTGGAAACTCTACGGCAAGATTAATTGCTAATGCTGACGGAACGGCGCGAGAACACGTCCAGTACGGATGTGGATTCGGGAACAAAGCGGCCGAAGAAATCGGGCCGGGGGCACCACAACGGCGAATTTGACGCCTCGAAAGCGGAAAGCAGCGCCGCGTGGATCATCGACGCGCCATGGGCGCACCTGGTCTGGAGCCGATATGTGCTCGTGCTCGACCGATCTGACCACGCCGGCCCCGAGGCGGGAGGGTGGTTTTCTACATGCCCGGCGCCAGGCATGAATTCGTCCTACAAGCGCTTGACCCTGAGCGGCTCATCCCCAAGGACGCGCCGATCCATGGAAGCGGCTACCGGCCGCTAATCCCGCCAAACAACGCTATCAGTTCAAGCCGACGCGCATGATGCCCGCCGGCGAGACTTCAGGTAATCGTGACGCGATCGTGGCCGAGGAAAGAAGCCTATGCCCTGACGCAGATTTTCGCTCGCTCGGGAATAAGCTGCTCGCCGATGCCTATCCGCTTGCCTACTGAGACTTGCGGCCGAGCCCGCCTATGTGGCAGGGGCGGGCTCGGCCATCCCGGGTGAACCATAGTCGGCCCTGGGGGGTGCAGGGCGGCGGGTACGGGGGGGGTTCCCCGCCATTTATCCGACCAGCGCAGCGTTCTTTCGCAGTTTTTCGCTACGCTCGGCTGCGATCAGCCACCCGGAACTAGATATTATTTTACGGCAGGTGCCCCGGGTCATCGCCGGAGTAGAGGGCTTTAACCGCTCCGCCGCGAAGTCGACCAGCTTCAAGGGGACGGTCATTTCCGGCAAAGGATGGTCGCCCCGACGGCCGAACATAGCATTCGTGCAGATTTCCAGCGCCTGGGCTTCCTTGTAGCGGCCAGAGTCGGCGATTCGCTTTGCATATCCGTGACGACCCGGCTCCTACCAGCGGCGATGTTCGTTCGACCAAGTCAGGTAAATATTATTTTCTACCATGCGTATTTTTCCCCTCAGTTTTTATGGCTAATGCCTCAAGAGCGAGCCTGATGATCCGGGGCAGGCCCCGGAAACGCATAGCGCTGAGATGTGTGAAGCCCTATTCTCAAGGATTTTGCGGCCATCTGAAACCCATTCCGAGAGCGGCTTTGTATCCGCTTGTTGTAATAACTGCCGGATGATAGTTGCCAATCTGATCGAAAGCAATATTGACATAGCGAGCTGTTGTCTCAACCATCGATAGCGCCAAAATGGCCGAATAAAAGGATTACGCGCAAGGGCAAACGCAGACGCGGCGTTGAGCGAAGGAGAATGTTCGAGATGATGTGCTGCTGCCTTTCCGAGGGCTTCGATCTGACCCGCTTCCTCGTCACTTCCGCCGCCCGGTCGGCCCAATATTCTCGGTTCCCGCGTGGAAGAGGATCCCAGCCTTGGGTCGATGGAAGGCAGAATGCGGAATTTACTGCAATGAAAGGGCGAGCATGAGACAGAGTTTGAAAGTCCAGACCAGGGACATTGATCAAGAGATAGGCGCACGCATTCGGGAATTCCGGCTGCTGCGGAGCATGTCCCAGGGAGCGCTTGCCGAAAAGCTCGGGATCACGTTCCAGCAATTGCAAAGATACGAGAAGGGCGCCAACAGGGTCTCGGCTTCGGCGCTGATCCTGATCTGCAAGGAGCTTGGCATCACGCCCAACCATATTCTCGGCGCGTTTTTCGATAATGACGAGGAACCCGAGCTTGTCCATTAACTTATGCATCAGATCGCCATGCGCGACCGCAAGCTCAAGACTATTCAGGCGGCGTTCTCAGATGAGCCTAAAAAGGCCGTCGCGAAGCAGCGTTCGCGTCAGATTGAAGAGGGCCGCCCAATGATCCCGCAATATCGCGTCTTCGCGCTGGCCGTGGCGGTCGCCATCGGCCTACTCATGCTACTGCTCGTCCGAGCCGGCACTGCGGGTTTGCTATAATCGGGCGTCCCCGCTTGATTCACGCCCGAGGAGTTCATGGTAAAGAGGAAACCGCACGATCCGCACCGTTCCCTGCGCGCCGTCGTTGTCGATAATCCATTCTACAGCCGCGCCCATTCAGGGACCGCCGGCAACCCCAAGCAGATCAGCGCGGTAATCAATACCCGCCAGAGCGCGGTCATCATGCTTTACTCGCGTGGCCGCCTCGATCCTGCGCAGCTGGCCGCCGCAAACAAGTTCGGGGCGCTTTGGGAAACCATGGGCGGCAAGGGTGCCGGCGCCATCGACTATGGCAAGGAGCCGGTAGACGTCGGCCAGCGATCCGATCCGGGCAGGGGTGCCGGCGCCATCGACTATGGCAAGGAGCCGGTAGACGGCGGCCAGCGATCCGATCCGATCACTGAACGCCAGCTGATGGCCGCCGATGAATTGCGCCGCGCCCGGCGCCGATTGCGTGATCCTGATCGGTATCAGCTGGTGTGCCGGATATGCGGCGAGGGATATGCCTTGCATGAACTCGGCCGATCGAGGCGCGGCAAGCTGGCCGCCGCCAATGAACTCCGGTCCTGCCTGGACGACCTTGCCGACTTGTGGGGGCTTGCCACCCGCCGGCCCTAAGCCCCATATGCGTCGGGCAAAGAAGGAAGAGTAATATGTACCTGTCTATGGAGTCACAAGCTCCTGCAATTAAAGCGCAAAACTGGATAGGGGGCGAGCCCCTTGCGAACTTCCAGCCCGGCACAGTCTACGTCCTCGAATTTTTTTCCACCACGTGTCCACATTGTGTGGCGCCGATGCTCAATCTGATACAGCTGCAGGAGAAATACAGGGACCGAGGACTGGAGGTCCTTGGCGTGGCTGCAGAAGAACGGGCTGCGACTGCCGATGACGCTCGAGCGCATTTGGACCCGTGGTTGACGGAAAACGTCCCGAAGTTGAACTTCCGGGTCGGGATCGACTGCACAGGCGAAATGGAAAAGCTATGGAAGGAAGCGAGCTTTTCTTTCGGAGTTCCATATTCGTTTGTGGTCGACCGAGACAGCCGCATCGCCTTTATCGGTCATCCGACGGACCTCGATTCCGTCCTGCCGCAGGTGCTTGACGGCACGTGGCGTAGCAGCGATCAAGCAAAAGCCGTCGAAAGGGAGCGGATCGCCGAAGGGCGAGAAGAAGCGCAACTGAACCCGATTCTAGACAAATTCAACGTGGCGATAGAGATGAAGGATTGGATGACAGCGCTCCCGGCGATCGAAGAGGCCATCGCTTTGATGCCAGATGACATCGACCTCCGCACGACTCATGTGGAAACTTTGCTTTACAAAATGCGCGACATGCAGACCGGCCTGACCGTACTGCGGCGATTGGTTCGTGACGCTATCGACAGAAACGACCAAGAGTGGCTGTTGAACGCGTTGGACCAACTCTTCAATCCAGATGAGTATGATTACACGCACTTTCCGTCTGCCGAGCGCCTTGCTATGGGCAAGGAGCTCTCCGAACACATCCTTGCACTGACAGGGCTGAAAGACGAGGTAAAGGCGTCGTATTATCGGGCCGTCGCTCCATACTACTATGAGAGCGGCAATAAAGCTCGCGCGGAGGAATTGCTCGAGCTCGCACTCAAGCTGGCGGACGGACTGCCTCGGGTAAACCCGTCCTGGCTAGAGGGTGTGCTGCAGACCCTCGCCACCTACAAGGGCGAGAAGGTTTGTCACGGAGCTCCTTGTGTGGCTCCGAAGGAGAATGTTCCGAATGGTGCCGCACGGCAGGCGGAGAAGAAGAACCCGGCTTGAGGATGGCTCTAGATGTGAGCTTTCAGGACGTTGAGGGGGTGGACACCCCCTCACTCCGTCGCTGCGGCAAAGTGCTGCCGTTGATCATCACTTGAATGGAGGCGTCGATGTCCCGCGCTTGCCGCGCGGGCAATGGTGGCATTGCAGCAACGTGATTACTAGGAGTCCTTTATAGTCATGCAATTTTCGGCAGCATTGCTGAGCTGACCGGTACTGAGTTTGCCAGCACTTGAGCCGGCCGTGCAGTATCGCGTCTGAACTTCCATTCAAAGCTGAAGTGATGTTCGAACACATGTCCGAGCTGCACCGAATGGTCACCTCGCCCAACCACCGCCCCTTAACGGACCAGTCAAGTTCCTCTTGCCCCGAAACCGAAATGTCGGCGCATTTCTCGTTGCCGGACTCGTGCAAACTTGCTTTGCCCACTTGACAGGATGTGACCGGAATCCATATATAGCAGCTATATCCCCGTCATTGCCACTAGATTTAGGAAGCGCCAGCCCGATCGGCGTTCGATGCGATGCCTCGACTCCGCGCTTTGCAAGCAAACATTTCAACGCTGTCGCCGCTCGTCGGCTATGCCTCCGACGATGCCGACAAGAATCGGCGAACCTTCCAGCCATGGCGTGCTTGGTACAATACCGCCGCATGGGAGGACCTGCGCCAAGCCGTGTTCCTCCGCGACAATTATACATGCCAGCGCACAGGCGAGCTTTGCACCGCAAAGGCGCCGGCCCCGAATAGTCCCGTCGCGCACCATAAGACCCCGCATCGAGGCGACCCCAAGCTCTTTTGGGACATCAACAATATCGAGACCGTATCGAAGCGGGTGCACGATTCGGAAATCCAGCGGGAAGAGCAAGCAATCCCGCACGGCCAATGGGATTGACCGTCATGCCTGCGCACATTGCATTTCCGGTGCTGGTCATCGTCGGCGCGCTGATCATCTTCATGCTCGTCACGGGCCTCACCCCATAGAGTGGCGGGGCAAAAGTTCAAAAGGAGGCACCTGCTGGCCGTGCGCAACCTCGTCGCGATCTTGGCCGAGGAACGGATCGGCCTTGCCGTCAAGCAGCCGCTCGCTCTACATACGGGGATTTTGGCAACGTCGCCTGATGGTGGTTTGCCGAGCAGCGGGCGAGAGAGGCGATCTCCCGCCCGCCCGCTGGTGCGAGGTGGATACCGCTTTCGGGGCCGGCCCGATGAACCATACGCCGCGCCGAACCACTTACTGTTAAGGCGATGAAGTCAGTCGGGCAATTCACTCCAAAGCGGGAGTACTTCGTCAATGTTGAACGGGTAGTCCTTGCGGATCAAGTCCTCTTTGTCATGGGGGTTGCGCACGTTGCTCACACTCCATCCGAAATATTCCGGCGTGCGGGACTTGGCGAAGGTTTCCAATACCTCATCCTCATTGGAAACTGCCAGAACGTCGTCAAGCGCCTCGATGGAACAAAAAATCACGTCTCTTTTATCCTGCGGAAGCATGTCGGGCTCGTCAGCGCACAACGCCTCCGCCTCGGCGCGCAAAGCGGGCAGTTGCAGGCGGTCAATTTGGAACCAGTTCTCCATGGTTAGGATGATGCCGTGCGCGTCGGGCGCGACCTTCTCCAAGGCATAAATCCCACGGCGGACGCGGGCGAAGAATTTCCACAGTTGCGACATGCCCTTGGCAATCTGGTTGAAAGCCTTCGGGGCCTCGGCGTACTGGTCCTCGCCGTATTGAGCGGAGAACGTCAGCTTGGTCGCCTTGCACTCGAACACGGCCTCGACGGTCTCGCCGTCCTTGAGCAGCAAATCAGGCGTGCGGTATCTCTTCGCCTTTGTGCCGTATTCCTGATCGCGCAGAACCTTAAACCGTGGACATCGCGCCTCGATAAGCTTTTTCCCGAACGCCTCGAATCGACTATTGGCCTCTTCGAGAAGTGTCCTCGGGCCGCCAGCCAGGTCATAATACAGGCCGGAGGTGGCACGGAAGATGATGAGCTGCGGCAAAGGGGCAACAAACTGGTTGTTGTGCCTGGCAGATGTGATGATGGGATACTGCCGTAGGGAGCTGGGCAGATAGGCAATCTTCGCCTTGTCGTGACCGGCATGTTTGTCGATGCGCTTCTTCGTATCCTCGCGCAGTGCAGGAAGCTCCATGGAAATGAGGTTCATGGCCAAAGGAATGACTTCCGGACGCAGTTTCAGCGGCGGTTCGATACGCGGCAGCTTCTGCCACGCCTGTTTGCTGGCAAGCGAATAGAACACAAGGCAGGCCATCGCGAATTCGTTCATGGAGAGGCCATACTGCGCTTCAAAATACTTGGCGCACATTCCTTGTCCATAGACGTAGAAATACCGGTACAGGCGCGACGGCTCGAAGAAGAGCCGCTGCCACAGGAACTGTTTGTGCGCCATCCGCGGGAGCTCATAGATGATGTTGTGAGGCCCAAGGATAACCTTTTCTTCAGCTCGCTCGGCGGTTTTCAGGCGGTTTAGCAGCGCGCAAACGGTGTCGTAGGATCGGTAGTCCGGAGGCCGGAGGAAGCCGCTCTGCTTCTTCGACGTGGACAACATGAGCAGGAGGAGGTTTTCAATCTCCCATTTTATCGCGAAATGCTTGTCTCCGAGTTGAGCGATGGCCGCTTCCTTCGGATATTTGAGATAAGGCCGCACATCCGCTGGGTCATCGCTCTGCAAGGCGTTCATCGCCCACATCATCTGCAGGACAAGCGCATCATCAAGCCGTGACAGCGTGTCGAGCAGAAGCTCACGCGCCTTCACACGCTTCTTCTTCGCCATTTCCATCTGAACGCGGTTCACGCCAGAGCCTTTATTCAACGAGCCTGAGTCACCGTGGAGAGGGCGTTTCTCAGGGCGGATATGATCAGCGCCTTCGCCTCGTCCAGAGACATTCCTGTATTCGGTGCCGTCGTCTTGTGGTGTCGAAAATGCTGAGCTTGGGGACTGAACCTCTCGGCTTCTTTGCGCTGAATCCCGTATCTAACCAAACCATCGACCTTGCCCAACGCTTCATAGGCTTTGTAAAGGTCGTGCCAATTATCGAGCTTTGGCGTGTGCCCCACCCCAACGTCGATGACTGGCATGGCACTAAAATGCTCAATCGCGTCCATCACCGCTGGCGGGACTGTTGATACTTTTGCTAATGCCGCCTGGATCACAGACGGAGAGTAAGGATCGGGATCGGTTTCAATAAATGGCAGTCGCTTACGGCCATGCATCATATAGGCGACGGAATACATTTCAATTTCTCCTTTGTCGGTGCGTTCCTGAATGAATGCACCAATTGTCAGTGGCTCGACGCCTTCGAAGTACATGTCCATGACGGCGCTCAGCAGACGCACCAACGGAACCGCTATTCGGAGCACCTGAACTGCTTCAGTGCACCCGTCGAATTCTGTTGAATGCAGCAAATAAAGGTCTTCACCATTGTCACTAACGACCTCAAGGTAGGGATCGTGGGGAGGATAAAGTACTTGGCCCCACGCGCTCGCAGCGAAGCCTTTAAGCTCAATAGAAAAAGTCGACACGAATCTCTCCTGATTCTAACTCCGCCGACATTTACAAATGTAAGAGCGCAGGAGCGCAAGGGCGGATGAAACTTGAAAGGCAGAGCGGCCACCGGACGCATTCCCTAAATCGCTACCCGCTCGATTGATGTCTCTTTTGCCAGCATCGAAGCCGGCCCCACGCGAGGGGCGGCCATAGAGGATACCCGGCGCAGTCTGCAAGCCGGGGGGTGGCGAAAACTTGGCAAAGCCGCGCACAACCGGGCCGGCCCCCGCGCAATTCGGAGATTTTTTTCGCGCGGGGGGAAAAACGAGAGCGGAAATGGAGGATTTTTAAAGTCCATCATGGAAAACGCCGAAGATTGGGCGCCATAAGGTCGAGAGGCGGGCTGTATCGGTCCGTCAGGCTTTTGGCCAGCAGATCGGCGCGACCTCGCCGGGCCGCGTGACCTCCGGGTCGACGGGACAGACGATCAGACAATCCGGACAAGCATTCGGCCGGCATATTGCCCGGCGGTGACATGGAGAAGCAGCGGGCTATCGTTGGCGACCGCATTGCGGATGACTTCGGCGGCGATGAACTCGACTTCATCAATGCAGCCGTAGCTGGCTTTCTCGTCCAACCGGAGGCTGAAAGGCATGGTCTCGGGATTGCATTCCAAGGCATGGACGAGGACGGGCTTTTCGCCCGCGTCCAGATTGGCATTGTGCATCAGGTAGACGCCATAATCGCAGCGCAGCCAAAAGCCCGGCTCGGGAGCATCCTGGTGCCAAAGGGCGCGCTGCCCCTTCGGCCAGCTTGCCTCGGCGGATTTGAGCAGGTCGCGCAATTGCGCGACTGGGAAAGTCAGTAGCATTGTTGGGTGCTCCATTCATAGCATGCGGAAAGCATGCCTGCGCTGCTCGCGCATCCGATTTCTTGCCCGACCTCGGCTGGTGTGCAAATTGTGGGGGGCGCATGATTGCCGACGATAACCATACCGTCGGGTAAAATCATAGCGGTCATCCGGCCTCTCCGGTCGCGCCGGTTTTACTCGGCCCGTGCCGGGTTGCGCTGCGCCTCAAGGGCGGTGACCGCGAAGTTCCGGTATTTGTTCGTCGCCTTCGGCGAGGAGGAAACCGGATTGATCGGGAAGGCCTTTAAAGCCTTGATGTCACCCTTTTCGCCCCGGCCGAGGAAAAGCGATGCGGTGAACTTGACCGCGTAGGCTTCCGGCGAGGTCCAGGTCGGGGTGGTCTTTTAGTTACTTCCTCGGTTTTTGCCCGCCCCCTATTGGCGCGTAGTCAGAGACCGAAGTCGGAAGGTACCACCAAGTGTTTGTTGTTGCAGTAAAAACGGTAAGGTATGAACAAGCGAAAACGAGCCGGCCGGCCCCCGCATGAGCCGAGCGAAAAAGACCGGAAAATGGTCGAGGTCCTATCGGGCTTCGCGGTGCCGACGAAGCATATAGCCGAGGTCGTGGGGATCACTCAGGCCACGCTATTCAAGCACTATCGGGACCAGCTGCGGCGCGGCGGCGCGCTCGTTCAGGCCAAGCTGGTCGCCAATCTCCTGCGGATCGCCAGCGGCAGCGATGGCACGGCGTTGAAGGCAATCACCTTCGCGCTGCAATGCCGCTTCGGCTGGTCGCAATATGTCCCGCGCCCCGATGGTGAGCGCGATCGGCCGCCGGGCAAGAAGGAAATTCAGCAGCGCGAGGCCGAAACCGCACATACCGAATCCGATTGGGGCCGGCTGTTGAATTGACCGGCTGGAACTTCGCCTGCCCGGATTGGGAGCAACGGCTCCTTGCCGGTAAATCGCTGATCCCGGATTTGCCCCTGGACGAGGCCGAGGCCGCCCGCGCCGTCGATATCTTCAACAAGCTCCGCTTGCCCGATGTGCCCGGCCAGCCGCTCCTTCGCGATGCGGCCGGCGAATGGCAACGCGATATCGTCCGCGCCATCTTCGGCTCAATGGTCGGCGACACGCGCATGGTGCAGGAGCTTTTCTGCATGGTGCCGAAAAAGAACAACAAGACGACCGGCGGCGCCGGGGTCTCGTTGACCGCCTTGCTGATGAATTCCCGGCCTCATGCCGAATTCATCTATGTGGGGCCGACGCATGAGGTCTCCGACCAAGCCTTTCAACAGGCGGTCGGGATGATCGAGGCCGACGACTATCTAAGCAAGCGGTTCCATATCGCGCACCATACGAAGACGATTTTGGACCGGCGCAACAAAGCCCGGCTCAAGGTCAAGACCTTCGACATGAAGGTCGTCACCGGCTCCAAGCCGGTGTTCGTGTTGCTGGACGAACTGCACCTTATGTCGTCCATGGCCGCCGCCGCCCGAATCATCGTCCAGATCCGCAACGGCATGCCGGCGCCGGAATCGGTGCTGGTCATGATCACCACGCAATCGGACGAGCCGCCGGCCGGTGCCTTCAAGACCGAGCTTCGATATGCGCGCGGCGTCCGCGACGGCCGGATCAAAGAAAGCCGTATGCTGCCGATCCTCTATGAATTCCCGGAGGAGATGCAGCGCAGCGGCGTGTGGCGCGATCCGGCGGTCTGGCCGCTGGTCAATCCGAACCTCGGTCGTTCGATCACGCTGGAAAAGCTGAAATCGAGCTATCAGGCGGCGCTCGAAAAGGGCGACGAGGATCTGCGCCTGTGGGCGTCGCAAAGGCTGAACGTCGAAATCGGCGTGGCGCTTCATGACGACCGTTGGCTCGGCGCCGATTATTGGGAAAGCGCGGCCGATCCGTCGATCACGCTCGACTCGCTGATCGCCGAGTCCGATGCCATCGTTTTCGGCATCGATGGCGGCGGGCTGGACGATCTATTCGGGCTGGCGGCGATCGGCCGTTGCAAGCGCAATCGCAGTGAATGGCGGCTCTGGTCGCATGCCTGGGCGCATAAGGATGTGCTCTCGCGGCGAAAGGAAATCGCCGACCGGCTCCATGATTTCGAGCGCGACGGTGATCTGACCATCTGCGAGACGCCGACGCAGGATTTCGAGGAAGTCGCGGACATCATCGCCCGCGTTCGCGATACCGGGCTGTTGCCCGAAAAGGCCGGCGTCGGCCTCGATCCGGTCGGCGTCGCCAACATGGTCGATGCGCTGGCGGTGCGCGGCATCACTGGCGATCAGGTCGTCGCGATCCCGCAGGGCTACCGCCTTTCGGGCGTCATCCAAGGCACAGAGCGCAAATTGAAGGACGGCACGCTTTGGCACGCCGGCGCGCCGCTCATGGCGTGGTGCGTCGGCAATGCAAAGGTCGAACAAAGAGGCAATGCGGTGCTGATTACCAAGCAGGTCGCCGGCAAGGCGAAAATTGACCCGCTCGTCGCCGCCTTTGATGCGGCCATGCTGATGAGCAAGAACCCCGAGGCGGTCGGGGCGGGCATGGATAGCTATTTCCGCAGCCTCGCGGGGGCGGCGGCGTGAGCCTCCTCCGCAAAATGGCGACCTTCTTCCGGCGGCTGTCCTTGCGCACCCCGGACGGCTGGTATCCAGATGGCCAGCGCTCGGACGCGGGCGAGCCGATCACCGACCAGAACATCCTCGGGATTTCGGCTGTATGGGCCTGCGTCAATCTGCTGGCCGGCACCATCGCATCGCTGCCGCTCATGGTCTATCGGACCAACAGCCGGGGCGAGCGCACGCTGGCGCGCGATCATCCGTTGTTCCGCATCCTGCATGACAGCCCGAATTACGACCAGACGGCCACCGACTTTTGGGAATACTCCTCGGCCTCTATCGAGCTTTGGGGCAATTCCTACGCGGCGATCGAAAGGAATGGCGGCGGCCGGGTGGCGGCGCTTACGCCCTTGCGCCCGGATAGCGTCAGCGTCCGCCGGCTCGAGAATGGAAATCTCGAATACCGCTGGACTATGGACGGCGAGAACCATGTCGGTAGCGACCGCGCCATTCTCCATATTCGCGGCTTTGGCGGCGATCCCCTCGGCGGCATGTCCACCTTGCATTTCGGCCGGCATGCTTTCGGCCTTGCCCGCGCGATCGATCGGGCGGCGGCCGGGACATTCAGCAACGGCATGATTGCGCAAACGGCGCTGACATTCGAGCGGTGGCTTACCGACGAGCAGCGCAATCTGGCCGAAACCAAGCTCTCGGAGAAATATATCGGCGCCAAGAATAGCGGCCGGCCGATCATCCTTGAGGGCGGGACGAAAATCGATGTGCTTTCGATCAAGCCCGAGGACGCGCAGATGCTTGAATCGCGCGGCTTTTCGGTCGAGGAGGTCTGCCGGTTCTGTCCGCCTCCTGAAAAAGCTGGAGCTTTACGAGATTTCCCCGGTCGCATTCCCGGCCAATCGCCGGGCGCGGATCGAGGCCGTCAAATTCGGAGAGTTAGAGGCATTGGCGCGGCGCGGCGAGCGCCTCCAAGAACTGGCGCGGTGCTTCCGCGACGGCGAGCCGATGCCGGCAAAGGAATTCGAGGAAATCCTGCGGGATGCAGGCTTCCCGAAAAGCGCAGCTCTACAGATCGCCTCTGTCGGCTATGCGAAGGCCATTCGGAGTGAGTCCGAGGGCAGCAAGGCGAACGAGCAGGCCGCGTTTCTTCAAGCCCTTTTGCGCGGCTGAATTTTCCCCTCACTGCGAAAGGACTCCGCTATGCCGGACCCTGTAGAAAAGACCGCCGAGCAGCTGGCTCTGGAGGTCAAAGCCGAATTCGACAAGACCATGAATCAGGTCAAGGAGATTGCCGAAAAGGCACTCGCCGAGGCCGCTAAGGGCGTCGGCATGACCGACGATTTGAAGGAAAAGGCCGACGAGTCTCTCCTGAAAATGAACGCCCTGACAGAGCAGGTCGCCGACATTGAGCAAAAGCTCGCACGCGGCGGCGGCACCAAGACGACCCCTGAAAAGACCATCGGCGAGCAGTTCGTAGAGGACCAGGGCGTTAAGGACTGGGCGCAGTCCAGCCCGAGCAAGGGCAAGGCCGACGTTCGCTTTAAGGCGACGATCACCTCCGCGACGACCGACACGGCGGGCGCCGCCGGGGCGGCTGTCGAGACCACCCGCCTGCCGGGCATCCTTGCCCTGCCGCAGCGGCGATTGACGGTTCGTGACCTGATTTCGCCGGGCCGCATGGACGGCAATGCGCTGGAATACGTCCGTGAAACGGGCTTCACCAATTCGGCGGCCCCCGTCGCGGAAACGGCGGCCAAGCCGGAGTCGGACCTGAAATTCGATCTGGTCACGACCTCGGCGAAGGTCATTGCCCACTGGATGAAGGCGAGCCGTCAGATTCTTGACGACTTCTCGCAGCTTCGTTCGATCATCGACCAGCGCCTCCTGTATGGCCTCGCCTATGTCGAGGAGGGCCAGCTGTTGAACGGCGATGGCACCGGCCAAAACCTGCATGGGATCATCCCGCAGGCTACCGCCTATGCCGCCGCGTTCACGCCCGATGCGCCAACCGCGATCGATACGCTGCGGCTCGCTCAATTGCAGGCGGCGTTGGCCGAATACCCGGCCACCGGCCATGTCATGCACCCGACCGATTGGGCGCGCATCGAGTTGGAAAAGGACACGACCGGCCGGTACATCATCGGCAATCCGCAGGGGATGATCGGCCCGACTCTTTGGGGCCTCCCGGTCGTCGCCACGCAGGCAATCGCGGTTGACAAGTTCCTGACCGGCGCGTTCCGGCTCGGGGCACAGCTTTTCGATCGCTGGGACGCTCGCGTCGAGGCTGGATTCGTCAATGACGACTTCATCAAAAACCTCGTCACGATCCTCGCCGAGGAACGCCTCGCGCTGGCCGTCTATCGGCCGGAAGCGTTCATTTACGGCGACCTTGGCTATGTAGCCTGATCGATCAGGGGGCGGCCTTTCGGGGCCGCCCTTTTCCTTGTCTTGAAAGGGAGCAACCACCATGGCCGAGTTCACCGTGAAGCGGCAGCATCTTGGCGACCGTATGTATTTGCCGGGCGATACCCGCCAAGCGGCAGAAAGCGAGGTCGCTCATCTGATCAGGAACGGCGTCCTGCAAAAAGCAAAAGCGCCGAAGCCGGAAAAGGGAAAAGCTGAACCCGGCCCCCCGGCAAACAAGGCCGAAGGCGCCGCCCCGAAGAATAAGGGTGCATGAGCATGCTCATTCCAAAGCATCGCCCGGTTCGCGTCACCGCGCCGGCCGGGCCGCCCGTCAGTCTCGCCGATGTCAAGAAAGCCCTCCATGTCGAGCACAACGAGGACGACGGCCGGCTTCAAGATGAAATTGCGGCAGCCGTTGCACATTATGAAGGGCCTGATGGCATCCTCGGCGGCGTTATCCTTTCCGAGCAAACATGGCGGCAGGATTTCGATCGGGTCGAGCAGAAATTGCTTCTGCCGCTGCGCCCGGTCGGCGATATCGTCACCGTGACTTGGAAGGATGAGGACGGCGCGGAGTCGACCATCGGCGACACCAGTTATGCGCTCCTAACCGACGCCGCCGGCCGGTCTTATCTCCGCTTCCACGACTCCTATGAATTGCCGAACTATCTTTATGAGGTCGCGGGAGCGTCGATCGAATTCGCTACCGGCTATGAGACCGTCCCGGCCGACATCAAGACTGCCATCATTGTCCGCGTGCAATTGCAATATGACGAGGTGGCCTCGGCGAATGGCCAGAACCTTGAGCGGGTCGAGGCGAATCTGATCCGCAAATATCGCCGACCGGGGATCGCATGATGGCTATCGCGGCCGGCGATCTGCGCGAAAAAATCACCATCGAGCGCGCCAGCTATATCAACAATGAATTCAACGAGCCGGTTGAGACGTGGGCGCCCTATATCAGCCGCCGCGCCGGGCGCAATGAATTCAACGAGCCGGTTGAGACGTGGGCGCCCTATATCAGCCGCCGCGCCGGGCGCGAGGATTCCGGGTCGGGCGAGAAAGAGGCGGCCGGGCAAGTCGGCGCCTTTCTGATGGCGCGCTTTGCGATCCGCCGCGACGCGCTTGTCGATGGCATCAAGCCCACCGATCGCATCGCCTATGACGGCGCGCATTGGAACATCAAAGAGATGAAGCAACTCCGCGACAATACGCGCTTCCTCGAAATCACCGCCGTAAAGGATTTGGGTTGATGGCTGGCGTTCGGGTCTCGATCGAAGGGTTGAAGCAGCTGGACCAAGCCCTGGCCGAATTGCCGAAAGCCACCGGCAAGGCGGTTCTGCGCCGAACGCTGATTAAGGCCGGCGAGCCGCTGGCCGATGATATGCGCGCCAAGGCGCCCGACGATCCGCAAACCGGCGGCAACGATCTGCGAAGCTCCATAGGCGTCGGAACAAAGCTGTCCAAGCGGCAGGCGAAACTGCATCGCAAGGCATACAAGAACGATAAGGCGAGCGCCGAGGTTTTCGTCGGCGCCGGGCCGGTACCGCACGCGCATCTGCAAGAATTTGGCACCTCCCGCCATGGACCGCAGCCCTTCGCACGCCCCGCTTGGGATGCCGGAAAAAATCAGGTCCTCGATACCATCAAGGACGAACTCGCCGTCCAGATCACCAAGGCGGCGCAGCGGCTTGCACGCAAGGCGGCAAGGCTGGCGGCAAAGGGCTAAATCCGAAATGGAAGAAGCGATTACGGCGCTCCTGTCCGGCGTGGCAGGCGGGCGGCGGTTCTGGACGCGCGCGCCCCAAAAGCAGGCGGACGGCTCGCCCATGCCGCGCCCCTATGTCGTGCTGTTCCGCATCGATGGCGTGCCCTCCTACCATTATCGGGGCCGCGACCTGATCTCATCGCGCATTCAGGCGAATTGCTACAGCGACACTTTCACGTCCGCCAAGCAGACGGCCCGCGCCCTGATCGCCGCCGTCGAGGGCCATAGCGCCGGGATCATTCAGGGAATCTTCATCGAGGACGCCGGCCGCGATGTGACCGCCTCCGACCCCGGCGAGGTCACGCCGCTGTTCGCGATCGCCGTGGAATTCACGGTCATCCACTCCGCCTAAACCACCCCAAGGAGCGTCGTCATGGCTACTGCCGCTGCAATCGGCTGGTCCACCACCTATGAGATTTGGGATGCCAGCCTTACCACTCCCGCCTTTGCTATGGTCGCGGAGGTCAATTCCGTCACGCCCGGCGCCGCCGAGGTCGACCGGATCGACGCCACGCATATGCAAAGCCCGAACCGGCGCCGCGAATATATCGCCGGCCTGATCGACAACGGCGAGGCATCTTTCGAGATGAATTTCGTACCCGGCAGCGCGAGCGACGTGCTGATCCGGGGCCTCCTCGATAGCGGCGCCTCGGTCCAGCACCGCATCACTTTCCCGAATGGCCACCGCGTCACCTATAACGCGGTCATCACCGGCTACGAGAAAGAAATCCCGGTCGATGACAAGATGACCGCGACCGTGACCGTGGCGGTATCCGGGGCCGAAACTTGGGATGAGGCGGCACCCTGATGGCTAATCCACACCGTGGCTCCGTCGCGTTCAACGTCGGCGACCGGGCCTATACCCTATCGTTCTCGATCAACGCGATTTGCGAGCTTGAGGAGCTTCTCGGCCAGCCGGTCCCGCAGATCGCCGCCACCCTGAACAAGCCCGAGGAAATCCGCATGACGACCGTCCGCGCGCTGATCTGGGCGGCGCTGCGCGACTATCACGAGGAAGTCGACCTGAAAGAGGCCGGCGCCATCGCCAGCGAGGCCGGCATGCCGGCTGTCATGGAGGCGATCGGCCGCGCCTTTCAGCTTGCGTTCCCGGAGGCGGCCGACAACGCAAACCCTCGGAAAGCCCCGGCGCGCAAACCGGGGCGGGCGGCCTGAATCCGGTCGATCTGTTGCGGACATGGGTCGAAAGCGGTCAGGACCCAGCGCGGTTCTGGCGGCTTACCGTCCGTGAAATCACCATCGTCCTTGAGGGCTGCGCCAATCGCCTGAAACGCCAGCACAACGAGCGGGCGTGGCTGGCTTGGCATATCGAGGCGCTCGCCCGCCAGACGCGACTCCCGAAATTGAAAACGCTTCTCCACGGCGCGCCCGGCAAGCGCCGCATGTCGCCCGAGGAAATCGAGGCGGTGGCGCGCACGTGGCTCGCCTCAAGGCAGAGGAAAAATCATGACATCAGCGGTCATCGGCGCCCTCCGGGTTAATCTCGGACTCGATAGCGCCGCCTTTCAGGATGGATTGAAAAAGGCGCAATCCGGGCTATCGCGCTTCGGCTCGATGGCAAAGACCGGGCTTATGGCTGGGGCCGCCGCTGCCGCCGCCGGCTTGGCCGCTTTCGGCGTCTCGGTAAAGGGAGCCATCGACGCCGCCGACGACATGTCGAAAATGGCTCAGAAGATCGGCATTCCGATCGAGGAGCTTTCGCGGCTGAAATATGTCGCCGATCTGTCCGGCGTCTCGATGCAGACGCTTGCCACCGGGGTCCGCAAGCTCTCCGTCAATATGACCGACGCGCTGGCCAAGCCCACCAGCGAGGTCGCGGCGGCCTTCCAGAAGCTCGGCATTGAATTGACCAACGCTGATGGCTCGATGCGGTCGTCGCAAGATATCCTCGTCCAGCTGTCCGACAAATTCGCGGCCATGCCTGATGGCGCGGAGAAAACCGCGCTGGCGATGAAGCTCCTCGGCAAATCTGGCGCCGAAATGATCCCGCTGCTGAATGGCGGTTCGGAGGCTTTGCGCCAGATGATGGCCGAGGCCGATTCCTTCGGTCAGGTTTTCACGAAGGAAATGGCGCCAACGCGGAGGCCTTCAATGACAATATCTCGCGGCTGACGGGCGTCGTCGGTAATCTCGCGGCGCGGGTGGCGACGCAACTCCTGCCGCATATGGTCGCCTTCTCCGAATGGCTCGTCCAGAACGCCCCGGCAATCGCCAACTTCGCAGTCAAGATGGTGGAATTCGGCGCGGGCGTCGCCGAACTCGGGATGGCGATCGGAAAGCTCGGGCAGGACATTACTGCGCTGGTGACGGGAGCGTGGGCGGAATTCGAGGCGGCGTGGAACCGCATCATCGAGAGGCGCAACCAGCTTGTCGCCGCAATGCAGTCGTTCGGGCAGGAGGTCATTGCGGCCTTTATGGCGCTGCCCGCGCGCATGGCGGAAGTCGGCGGGCAGATCATTGATGGGCTCTGGAATGCCATCAAAGCACGGTGGGAGGTGGTCAAGGCCGGCCTCGCCGCGTTCGGGCACGAAATCGTCGCCGCCTTCAAAGCGATCCCCGGCCAAATGGCCGCGCTCGGCACAGATATTATTGATGGCCTCTATAACGGCATTCAGCAAAGGTGGAACGCCGTCAAAGGCGGCCTTTCCTCGATCGGCCACGGCGTCATCAATTTCATCAAAAACCCGCTCCAGACGCACTCGCCGTCGCGCGTCATGCATGAAATCGGCGGCTACGTCATTCAGGGCCTCGCCAACGGCATCATGGCCAACCAGCCGATGGCGATCACCGCCGCGCAAGAATCCGCCGGGGCGATAACCGGCGCCTTCAATGGCGTGCAGCAGATCGGCGGCACGATTTCCGGGATGCTTACCAGCGCGTTCCAGGGCCTTATAGACGGCTCCAAGAAGCTCAAGGACGTTCTGAAAGACCTTCTCGGCCAGCTGGCGCAAATGCTGATGAACCAAGCGTTCCAAACGCTGTTCGGCGGCGGCGGTGGTGGGAGCGATCCATGGGCCGGCCTCCGCTCCGTAGGCGGCGGCGGTGGCGGTGGAATCTTTGGCTTGATCGGCAGTCTGTTCGGCTTTGCCAATGGCGGCTCGTTCAAAGTCGGCGGGGCCGGCGGGGCTGATAGCCAGATTGTTGCCTTCCGCGCCTCGCCGAATGAGCGCGTTAGCGTCACCAAGCCGGGACAGGAGACGCGGCACGGTGCCCCGGTCGCGGTACAGGTCGGCGTGACCGTCGATGATGACGGCAGAATTCGCGCCTATGTGACCGACATGGGGTCCAAGGCGGCGCAGACCGGCGCGGCAATGGCTGTGCGGCAAGTCAAGTCCAGCATGCCGCAGCTGATCGCTAACGCGCAATCGCGGGCCATGTGATCATGACGCTGCGATGGCCGCTCGATATCTTGCCGCCGCGCGAGATTGTTGCCGATATCGCCCCGCGATCCATGGCCGCGCCGGCCGCCGTGTCCGGGGTCCAGCAAGTCGTCGCGTCCGACGCCGGCCTCTGGAAAGTCGCCTTCGGCGGCATCCCGGTTGTCAATGGCAATGCGGTGCTGACGTGGCGGGCGATCGCCGCCACGCTTGAGGGCCGTATCCAGCCGATCCTCGTCCCGCTTTCGCACTGGTATCAGCCCGAGCCGCCCAATGCCGAGGCGCTCGGCCTGTGGAACCCGGTGGCGCATTCCGACAACACCCGCTTTACCGATGGCACCGGCTATCAGGGCTCGGTCAATGACGTGCGCCTTCTTTCGGCCGTCGCATCGCGGGCGGTCTCGGCGACGTTCAATGTCTATGCGGCCGGCGCCAAGATGCAGCCCGGCCAAATCTTCTCCCTCGGCGAGCGGCTTTATCGGCTGCGCACCGTCACTTGGACATCGGCCACCGTCGCGGCGGTGACATTCCGGCCGCCGGCCCGCGAGGCCACCGTCGCCGGCCAGCGGGTGGAGCTTGATGATCCAGTGTGCCGGATGCGCCTTGCCTCCGATGCCGAAATGGACCTGCCGCTGGATTATGGCCGCTGGTCCTTCCCCACCGTTAATTTCATCGAGGATGTTTGATGTCGTCGTTTTTCAGCGCCGACCAGATCGAGGCAATGAGCGGCAGCGTCGTGCGCTGCGACTTGCTGGTCGAGATGGCGTTCCGATCGGAAACGATTCGCGTCTGGAATGGCAATACCGAGCTTATGGCCGGCGGCAGGAAATGGCTCCCGATGTATGGCTATGGCATCGTGGACGGCCTTTCCATGCCAACATCGGCCGTCTCCGAATCCATCACGCTACAGCTGAACGGCCTGCCAAATCAGGCGGCCGATTTCCTGAAAGTCGCGATTGATGAAACGCCCGAGGTCGATCAGCAGACCGTCACTGTTTTTATCCAGCTATTCAACGAGGATTGGCAACCGTTCGGGCTCCCGGCGCCGATCTGGTGGGGCTACATGCAGCCGCCCCGCATTTCCCGGACCCAAGTCCGCGACCTTGAAGGCGCGGTTCAGACAATCACGTTGACGGCCGAGAATGCGTTCTTCGGCCGCTCGCGCCCGCCCTTCGGCCGCTACACGGATCGCGACCAGCAGAACCGCTCGCCTGGCGACCGCTTTTTCCAGTTCACGGCCAGCCTCGTCTACAAATCATTCCGCTACCCGGATTACTGATGACGGTTGATGAATTCCTCGCGGCCGAGCTTTCCCGGCCGTTTTCATGGGGCAAGAGCGATTGCGCCGCCATGGCCGATCGCTGGGTCCAAGCCGTCGCCGGCTTTTCCCCTATGGACCTTTTCGGCCGCCGCCATCGCGACGAGGCCGAGGCGCTGGAATGGCTGCGCGAGCCCGGCAGCATCGCCGTNTCGCGTGATGCGCGCCGCCGGCTTCAAGAAAACCGCCGAGCCAAGGATTGGCGACGTGGGGCTTGTCTTCCATGAGGGCCGGCTTTGCGTCGCGATCCTCGCCGGATCGGTATGGATTTGCCGCGATGAGGGCGGCCTGATCGGCGTCCCGCCGGCCGCGCTTTGGAAGGCGTGGAGGATCGAGTGCCTGCGGCGGTAGTGGGCATCATTGGGGCGATCGGCGCCGCCGTATCCGGGATCGCCTCCACCGTCGCCGGATTGTTCGGGGCGATCGGCTCCACCGCGATCGGCACCGCCTTGCTGAAACTCGGTCTGTCCATCGGCCTGTCCTATCTGGTCAGCGCCTTTAACAGGCCGAAGCAACCGAAGCCCGAGGACGTGCAGCAATCGTTCCGGCAAGCGACTGCACCAAGGGTCCGCCATTACGGCCGGGCGAAAGCCTCCGGGACATGGGTCTTTGCCGAGGCCATGGGCGGCCATTTCTACAAGGTCATCGCGATCGGGCAGGGGCCGATTGATGCGATCGAGGAATATTGGATTGATGACAAGCAGGTCACGCCCGATGCCGTGACCGGCAAGACCGGGACCAATGTTCGGCTCCGCGCGCGCCTCGGCAAAACCACCGAGACTTATTACGACGAGCTTGCCGCCGTCTTCCCGGATAGCTGGACGGCCGAGCATCGCGGCGACGGCGTGGCGTCGGTTTTCGTGACGCAATACGCGGTCGAGCAGAAAAACTACCTGCGCAATTTCCCGAACGGCATCAACACCACCGTCCGCCTCGTCTTCCGGGGCGCCAAGGTCAAAAATCCGATTACCGGCGCGACCGCATGGAGCGACAACGCCGCTGCGGTGATCCGGGATTACATGACGCATCAGGATGGCATGCGCCTCCCGGAGAAATTCGTCGCCACCGCCAAGGCCCACGCGGGCTGGCGCACGGCTTTTACGCGGGCGGCGGAAACGGTCCCGCTCAAGGGCGGATTGTCCGAGCCGCGCTATCGCCTTTGGGGCTCCTACCAAATGGACGAGCGGCCGGCGGACGTGCTGAGCCGCATGCTGGCCGCCTGCGATGGCCGGTTGGTGCCGACTGCNCGAGCGGCCGGCGGACGTGCTGAGCCGCATGCTGGCCGCCTGCGATGGCCGGTTGGTGCCGACTGCTGATGGCGGGCTGACGCTGGATATCGGAACGTGGGCCGAGCCGGCGGTGGTCCTCGATAACGACTCAATCACCGGCTTTTCCGAGCTTGGCCGTGGCCGCGATATCCTGACGACCGCAAACACCGTCCGCGCCACGTTTCTTGATCCGTCGCAGGATTATCAGGCGGCCGACGCCGATCCGTGGGTCGATGCCGAGGACGTATCCCTTCGGGGCGAGATCGAGCAGGACATTCAGCTGAATATGGCGCCAAGCCACAGCCAAGCGCGGCGGCTGATGAAATTGGCGGCGTGGCGGGCGAATCCCGCATGGATTGCCACCTTCCAATGTAACCTGCGCGGCCTCGCCGCCTTCGGCGAACGCTTCGTCCGGATCGATTATCCGTTGCTCGGCATCAACTCCGTCTTCGAAGTGGACGATTTCCGCTTTGTCATCGATGAGGGCGGGCTTCTGGTCGGCGTCACCATTCAGGTGCACTCGATGCCGGCCACCGCCTATTCATGGGACCCGGATCAGGAACAGGGCGACGCGCCGGTATCTGAGAATTCCGAGACCGACGACGAAATCCCGGTGCCCGACCCGCCGACAGTGACCTTCGTCGGCATGGCCGCCGAGCTTTCCTTTGAGCCGTCGCCGTCGCCGATCCTCAATATTGAGGCGCGCTGGAAGCGGACAAACCAGAGCACGTGGACGGAGTCCGGCGTGCTGGCCAATGCCGCGTCCACCTTCACGACCCCGGCGCTAACAGAGAACGTCGAATATGAATTCCAGCTTCGCTATGTGACCGAGCGCGGATTGGAGGGCAATTGGTCGGTGAGTGCGCTCGGCACGCCAAGCGGCGATCCGGCGGCGCTCGACTCCTTTACAGCTGTCGGCGGGTTGGGCCGCGCCACGCTCAATTTCGATACGGCGACCGTGGATGGCAATCTCAACACCATCGCCATCTACCGCGTCCCGTTTGGCCAAGCGCTGAACAAGACGACGCATTTCCTTACCCGGATATCCGCCGCGCCGAACGACACGATAGCGCTGACCGATGGCGACGCGACGCCCGTCAATCTGCTCACCAATCCGGGATTTTCCAGCGACGTGGGCTGGACGACGACGGCCGGGTGGGTGATCGCCAACGGCAAGGCATCACACGCGCTCGGCGTCTATGGCGGCATTTCTCAGGCGGTCACGCTGGCGGCAGGCACGGTCTATCGCATCGCCTACACGCTGCTCGATTACGACGCCGGGGCGGTTCAGACGCGCTTGACCGGCGGCACCGCCGTCGATGGCGAGTGGCTTTGGGACAATGGCCGGAAACTGTTCAAGCTGACCGCCGCCAGCGGAAACACCACGTTCCAGGTGGACGCATCGACCGACTTCGGCGGCTCGATCGATGACGCCGTGATCTTCGCGGAAACCGGCACATTCGCGCCGCAGGGCGTGTGGAATTACTACGCGATCCCCGAAAACGCGGCGCTGGTCGAGGGGCCGGCATCCGGCCCGGTGACCGCAACAATCATCTGATAAGGGAGAAATCGAATGGCTACGGCAAACGAAATCTGGCGCGATTTCAATGTGGACGGCGTTCCGTCTTCCGGTCCCTATGATCCCGAAAAAGCGCTGATCCGCGAGTGGGGCATGGAGCGGGTAGGGTCCACCGCCGTCTCCACGATCGTCAAACTGACGCAGGCGCAATACAATGCGCTCGGCACCAAAGACGCCAACACGCTCTACGTCATCGTCGGCTAGGCCCCCTCCATGTATGTCGGAACCGGCAAGGTCGCCGCCCTCCAGGTGGGCAGCGATCTGATCAGCCGCGCCTACCTTGGCGATGAGATTGTTTATCCGCCGGGCTCCTATCCGCTCGGGTCCCTTTCGACTTTGGCATGGTGGCGCGCCGATGACGCCTCGTCGCTGACGCTTGCGGGCGGCAAGGTCTCGCAATGGCGCGATGTGATCGCCGGCCATGACATGGCGCAAGGCACTGATGCTCGCCGGCCGGTTTATTCGGCTATCAGCTTTGCCGCATCGCCGGGCGTCACGTTCTCATCGTCCGGTCAGACCTATCTTTCGATGAGCACGTCGCCATGGCCGATCGAGGCGATGAAGGCGCGGTGTTGATCGTCTGCGATCAGCTGTCGGCGGCCAGTGCGACCGTGCCAAAGACGATCTTTTCCTATGGCAATACCGCTTTCACGCAGCGAAAGGTCCAGCGCCTTGTCGTCGCTGGCGTCAATCGCGCGGCGGCGGACATCGGCAACACCTTTTCGACTTACCCGATTTTTGAGGGCACTCAGAATTTTTCCGGCATCCATGCTGTCACCGCCTTTTTCGGCGATGTGAATACGACCGTCGCGATCGAGGACGAGTTTGCTGGCGTCAACACGCTGGCTTTGCGCACCGAGGCGGGGCGGACCCGGATCGGCGCCGATGCACTGGCGGCGGCCACCGAATATTGCGACTGCATTATTCGAGATGTCGTCATCGTCGATACCACCACCATGAAGCCCGGCGAGTTCGATCGCTTCATTGATTGGGCGATGGGCAGGAGGACCCCGGTTTGATCAACCTTGGCAGCGCTGAGATCGGCGATCTCCGGGTAGGCGCCAGTCAGGTCGCCCGCGTCTATCTTGGCGAAGACATCATCTGGCAACCGAACTTCGACTCGCTGCCCGCCGCGATCTATTTCTCGGCCGTCGGCAATGACGATACCTTCACCGGCACGCTGATCGCCCGGCCTGGCTGCGTCTATAATTCCTATGGCACCGGCAAAGCCACGATCAGCTCGGGCAATTCCGAGGCGGTTCTGCTCGACAATGCCGATAGCGCCCAAGTCCGCCGGCTGATCGCGCAAGGCTCGGGGACGACCGTCAACGGCACGCACGGCATCCGGGCAATCAACAGCCATGCGGAGCGCATTCAGGTCGATGACGTGGTGATCGATAGTTGCGAGGTGCGCGGCTATGGCCGCAACGGCATTTTCGCGACGGTCGCCAATTATCCGTCCGGGCTTACCAGACTCCAGATCACCAACAATATCGTTGAGGACTGCACCCAAAACGACGAGCGCGGCCATACCGGCGGCATCATCGTCGCGGCCGAGGAGGCGGACTTTTGGGGGCTGGCGACCTATCCCGCATCGCACCGCGATGTCGTCGTCAGCGGCAATACCGTCCGCCGCTGCAAGGGCAAGCGGGACGCGCCGAACCATGTCGGCTCCGGGATCATCGTCGCGCAGACCGAGGGGGGCCTTGTCGAGGACAATCTCGCCGAGGATTGCGGCGAAAACTCCACCAACCAAGCCGGCCCGGTCGGCATATGGGCGTGGGATGCGATCGGCGTCGTGATCCGAAAGAACACGGTGCTGCGCCAGCGCTCGGCGCGATCGGATGGCGGCGGCTTCGATCTGGACGGCGGCTGCAAGGATTGCGTTCTCGAATACAATTTCTCGATGGGATGCACCGGCCCCGGCATCATCATTTTCTCATTCGACGATACGGCCTATCCGGCAAACAAGCTGCTCGATTATTCCAACAATGTCGCCCGCTATAATCTGTCGGTGCGCGATGGCCAGACCGTCCGCTCGGAATTCGGGATGTTCATCGGCACCATGCGGCCGGTCGCCTCCGATTTCCAGAACATCCGCGTCTACAACAACACCATTGTTGTCGATACGGTCGGGGCGTTCTCGCCGACGTGCCTTTCTATCCAGACCTTCGGCGGCGTCGATTTCAGCCATGCGACCGGCGTCATCGCCAACAATATCTTCCTCCAGAAAGGCGCCGGACTGCTTTGCGATGTGCGGACGACCGCAATGCTAATCCACGGCAATTGCTTCCACTCCGTCCAGGGCACCGCAATGCGGTCCTTCGGCTTTGATTGGGATAGCGTCGATCAATGGATTTCGGCCTCGGGCAATAAGGAATTTCTGCACGGCACCCACACCATCTTTGTCGATAACCCGCAGTTGGTGAACGATTCCGGGACCGATCCCGAGGATTTCCGGCCGGCCGATGACTCGCCGCTCTATGGCGTCGGGATGGATATCAACGCCGAGTTCGGCATTGCCCGCCCGACCGAGGATTTCCTTGGCAATGCGCTTCCGGCGACGCAGCGGTTCTTCACGCCCGGCGCCATGGAGCCGGCCACGCCGCTGCCGAATCTGCTGACATCGCCGAATGACCTCAACACCGGATGGGAGCTAAACNGCCGGCCACGCCGCTGCCGAATCTGCTGACATCGCCGAATGACCTCAACACCGGATGGGAGCTAAACGACATTGATTTGATTTCCGGCCTGCCGGGCATGTTCGGCGGCACATCGGCGCAGAACATAAGGGTGGATGCCGAGGGCGCGGCGGTCGGCCAGCTGCGCACGTTCACAGCCGGGACTGAGAAGATTTTCCGGCGCGGCGGCTTCGTCAAGCCCGCCGCCGATGTGATCGACGCGGTGATCGGCAACCGCCGGCCCAACGAGGCGGACTATTGGTGGACATGGTTCGATATCGTCGCGGGCGAATTGGATAACGCCGACGCATGGGGCGCCTATCTGGACTCGGTCCCGCGCTATCGCATGCAAAAGCGGCCGAACGGCTTCTGGCTGATCATGCATGAAATGAAAATCCCGAGCACATGGACGCAGGACAAGTTTTGGGCGCAGCCCTCGGCGCCGCATCCGGTGCGGGGCGGCATCAATGACGGGCTCGGGCGCGGGCTGATCCACGACGGGTTCTTTGAGTTCCGCGTCGGCTAAATCCAATCGATCGGAGAAATCATGGCGACCAGCAGCTTTAAGGCGGCGCTGGCGCGGGTGCTCGTCCATGAGGGCGGGTATGTAAATCATCCGCGCGACCCCGGCGGCGCCACCAATCAGGGCATTACGCAACGGACATATGATGCCTATCGGCGCAGCAAGAAGCTGGCGCCGCGCTCGGTCCAGAAGCTAACCGCGCCCGAGCGCGACGCGATCTATCGGCGCCAGTATTGGGACGCGATCAAGGGCGACAAGCTACCGGTCGGCGTTGATTACGTCGTGTTCGACGGCGCGGTAAACAGCGGCCCGAAGCAATCCATCAAGTGGCTACAGCGCGCGCTCGGCTCGGCCTATCGCGGCCAGATCGACGGGGTGATCGGGCTGGCCACTTTCGCCGCCCTTGAGGCGACCGAGGATCACGACGCGCTGATCGATCGGATTTCCGACCGGCGCATGGTCTATCTCCGGGCGCTGGATACGTGGAGCTATTTCGCAGGCGGCTGGACGCGCCGCGTTCAAAATGTCCGCGCCGCCGGCAAGGCTATGGCCGATGAGCGAAAGGACGAGGTTGCGGCGGTTCACATTGCCGGCGCCGAAACAAAGGCCCGGATTGAGGATGCGCGCAAGGCTCCCAGCAAGGCGCCAGCCGACGCGGCCACTGGCGGCGGGATCGGCGCGGGCGGGATCGCGGGCACACTTCAATCGCTCCAGGAGCAACTAACCCCGCTCAGCGTGGCAGGCGATTGGATCACCACCACCGTTGTTGTTCTGGCGCTGACAGGCGGCGTGCTTGCCATCGGGGGGATCGGCTATCGTTATTGGGCCAAGCGGAAAGAGGCGGGCTTGGCTGACGCGCTGGATGCGGTGCCGGCATGATCGCCGTTCTCACCGGCCCTATCGGAAAAGCGCTTGCGGTGGTCGCACTGGCCGCCGCCTTGCTCGGCGTCGGCTATTGGAAAGGTCACGCCGATAGCCGCGCCGAGCAATTACGGGACACGCTGGCCGCAATCGAAAAGCGGGAGAAAATCGATGAACGGATTCAAGGCTTGGACGGCATCGCTCTTTGCAATGAGCTTCTTGGCGGCGGGGTGCACGACGAATGCCAGCAATTGCGCGGGGTGGAGGAAGATACCCGTCACCCCGGCCGGCGCCGTTAAGCTGGCCAGCGATCTCGATCTCGTTCCTACCGGCCAAGGCGTTGCCAGCACCAACGCTTTCGGGCGCGCGCAGAAGTGCTGGAAATAGGAGGCCGCAATGATTGAGGCACTGATTGCCTTGGCGATTACGATTCTCGTCGTCGGGCTGATAATCTTCCTGATCCGGCGGGCGCCATTCATCCCCGCGCCGTTCGGTCAATGGGCCGAATATGTCGTGATCGTCATCGCCGTCTTGATTATCCTGCTGCGGGCGCTGCCGCTGCTAGGAGTCAGCGTGTGATGACCTTCGAAGTCGATACCCGGACGATCAATATCAACACGGTGGTTTCGGTCGCCGGGTTCCTCGCGACGTTCGTCTTTATCGGCATCGCATGGGGCGCCTCGCAAGCGGCGCTGTCCGATCTGGAGGAATGGCGCATTCAGCATGAAGGCGTGCACCGCGATTTATCGGGGACGATCCGCTCGCACGATGCCGTGGTCGATCAGCAGATTTCGACCCTCCGCGCCAACCTCGCCAAGCTGGACCAGATCGAATACCGCATTACGGCGAACGAAAAAGGCATTGAGGCACTCGATACCCGGATAGGCCGGGTCACTGAAAGCTACAGCAATCAGTTCTCCGATTTCCGCAATCAGCTGTCATCGATATCGACGCAGATCGCGTTGACCAATCAGACCCTCCAGCGGATCGAGGCGGCGACGCCGGGCGCCCCGCGCTGATCATTTCCTCCCGGCGCGGGCTAGGCAAACCTCGCCCGGCGGCCCGCGCCCAACTGTCCCGCCCTTGGCCTCGCGCCGGGGCGGGCTTTTTTTGTTTCGGCCATAGCGGGCCGCTGACGCGCGTTTCCGATCGCCGGGATAGATGATTAGGCATGCCATGGGCGCCAAGCGCGCTGCGCGCCTCGACGGGCGGGAAGCTGGCGGGGATTCTGGTTTATAGGGGGGTGATTGGGGGGCGTTTGCCCACAGGGGCGCGTGGGCAAGTACGGAACATTGCGGGAAACCATCGGCGTTTTGCCCACGAATTCTGCAATGTTTTCAATGGTTCTGGCCCTTCCTCCGGGCCCACCATTCCCTCATTGAACGTCGTTTTTCCTTCATTTTCCTGGGTCTGTCTCGCCGGAATTCTGCTTAGGCGAAAGCGAAACCTCCCGGGCCACATATGTCTTGCAGCGCTCGAAACCTGAATCGATGATGCGCTCGGGTCCGCACGGCTTCGTATAGTGCTGCTGCGCCATTCCTGCGTTGATCGCGGCATGGGGCGCTGCGCGGAAATCGCCGAGAGCGTTCTGGTGTCGCTATCCTGAGCCGGAACGGAGACCGCTGATGCCCCGCTGGAAGAAGCCGACCAAAGAAGAAGTCCTGGAAAATCGACGCGATCTGGCGAACCGTGCGCGTAGCGGTGAGCTGCGCTTGCCCCATGCCGTTGCTGAAATTCGCAAGGGCTTCGGCATGACGCAAGAGGAGTTTGCGAAGATGCTGGCGCTCACCAGGAGGCAGGTTGCCGAAATCGAAGCCGGCACAGCGAACCCGACATTGGAGACATTGGAAAAAATGGCCGTCTATTCGGCTTTGGGGTGGGTTTCGTGCCGGGGACGATAAAGAAAACTGAGAGCGAGCGTGATCCGGCGCCGAAAGGCTCTCACGAACGCACATAGCCGATCGACTGGCGTGCTGCATCGCATTCTTCGCACGCCACTTCTGCCGGATGCAGGAAGACGAGCGGGTCGTGGGCCAATTGTTCCATTGCGATTTTCACGATGTCGCGTGAGCGGACCAGGCGGGCATGGGCGTTGCCGATCTGCCCCTCCTTCTGGAGGCCGTTTCGCCTCAACCAGACGTCGGCCAGGCTGAAGTTCTGGCAACAGTGATCATTCTCCAGATAGGCAATGCGGACCCGGCTGCCATTTTCGACGATCGTGCAGTGTCTCGGCACTCCATAGGGAACCTTGGACATCAGCTCGGCGAGATGCAAGGTGGTGTTCGAATCATGTCCGACGCCGAGGAGTATCACCTGTCCGTCGAGTTCATGGATACGCCCTATCGGACTGGGGGGACAATGCGGGGGCAGGGGCAGGGGGTCCGATGTGATGCGTGCGGCAAGCGGTCCCGCCGCTGCAAAGGCGAACGGATGGTCGCTGCGCACCACACCCTCAAGACGCCAGAAAGTATCGGCGAGTATTCCCAGATCCGATGTTGCTGAGGTCGTCGCCGGCTCGAATGGCTCGTCGTCAAGGCCCGACCAGGAGGGCATGACGAGCGTGCCTTCCGGGCCGATGGCGGTGCGCAGAGCGGCGATCAT